TCCTTATGGCACGATAAAATTTACAATCTTGATTTTTGGATGCGGATTTATGAATTCTTTGACGATTGGGATAATTGGAATCAAATCCAATATACACTTTATTGTTTATGGTATTTCTGGCACTATAGATGGTATAAATATTCATGCTGATACTCCGTTATAGTATTAGAGTCTGTGGGAACGCCAATTCCGTGACAGACTTTTTTATTGACTTATTTTACTATTTATGTTATAATTTATGAAAATTACTTACTATAGAGGACTATGGGATTAATATGAAACATCTATATGATTTCTTCAGATCAGTATTTCATAACGTAGTAATTCACCCCATTCTCCCATTTCTACCTAGAAAGTGGGCAAAATGGTTACATGAAAAGAATGGTAAATGGGCTTATCCTGATGGACCTTTTAGTGGACTAGATTAATATGTCACATGAACAAGACAAACTAAAACATTCTAAACGCAGACATAATACCGATTCAGTTATTCAAAAAAGAAGAAAACTTCTTAAAGAATATAATATGGATCAGAATAATAGTGTTTATATCAGACAATATCACAGACTATCTAAAATGAATGGTATCAACTGTGGTAATCCTGGTTGTATGTTGTGTATTAACCCTAGAAAGTATGGTGAAAAGACCATTCAAGAATTAAGTTTTGAACAAACAGAAAAATGGAGTGAAGAATGATTGAATTAAATCAAAAGGTTTGGAATGAGTTGGTATTTGATTTTGGTAAAAGGTTGGGTCAAGGTCGAACTATTGATCAATCATTGCAATGTTTTCTTGAAGATTATTGGACAGAACTAGATAATATGGCAAGTCAAGCTTCTGTTGCAAAGTATAAACCTGATTATGAACCAGAGAAGGATTTTGTAACCAAGAAGTACCTAGAAGAAAAGAATAATATTCTTTGGAATTATGTTTATAATCTGAATAGAGAAATTGGTGAGTTAAGGAAGAAAGTTAACCTTATAGACAATATGAAGGTTAATGGTCCAACACCAAAGTATCCCAATAATATTCCTCCGACACATGAGTATCCACTGGATTGGTATAAGATTACTGCACATTCAAATGCACAAGATAATCAACCAATTAAAGGTTTGACTCCAGGACGGGTTGCAACCACTGGTTATATGCAAGTAACTGATGCACAGTATACCCCAGAACAAATTGAAGAATGGTCTAAAGTTAGATTTACTCCGAAATGATAAGTAAAGAGGTGGTGTCTGAGTTATATTCCAAAGCATATTCGGATATATTAGAACCATATCGTGTGTTTAAAAATGGTACACCATATTTTGATTATCTTGTTACAGATCAAATTGAAAGTAAAATACGATATCGTTTTGCAGAATTGTTAGAGGAATATATAAGAAATAAAGAGGATTGATATGAATTTGTTCAAGTATATATCTGCAAGAAGCAGACTTGTGGAGATTAATAAGACGGTCGAGGCCATGGGTGGTGAAGAAGCACCATCAATGTTGTTAGCTCAACAGGAGATGACCTCAGACGAAGTAACTTATTTCTTTTACAAGACCATATCAGATATCATATATACTCTTTTATTCTTGATAATTTTGATTGGTGGTTATGGAGTAACAGATGCCATTTGATAATGAAACTAAACGCGAATGTCCACATTGCGGTAAAGAAATTGGTGGAGGTAGAGGTAACCTTAAAACTCACATAAACAAATGCAAAACCAAACTTGGTATTGTAGATGAACCTGAAACCCTTAATGTAATTGAAGGAGATAATATGTCACTTTTTGTTGAAGTAAATTCTGTTGATAAACAATGTCAAGTTATTATTAATTTGGATCATGTATTCGAAATCACCCCACTTGTAGCTGGTGGTTGTATTCTGATGTTTAATGATGGTGCAGGTAAGTATGATATGAAGGTATCAGATTCTTATGAATTGTTCCGTCAGTTTGCTATGCAGACTGTATCATCTGAAGACATTCAAAAGAAGATTGAATCTATTAAGAAGTCGTAATGGTTGACTTCTAATTGTCTTTTGTGATATACTATACATTATGAATATTTTTTATCTTGACAAAGATGTTAGTCGTTGTGCCGAAATGCATAACGACAAGCATTGTATTAAAATGATTCTTGAATATGCTCAACTTCTTTCTACTTCTCATAGGGTCATCGACGGTACTTTGTCTGTTGAATTATCTAATAACGGACGTAAACGAAAGGTCTTTCGGTTACCTGATGGTAGGGATAATGTTCTGTATTCTGCTACTCACATCAACCACCCTTCGGCTATTTGGGTAAGACAATCTCTTGATAATTATTTTTGGTTGTTTGACTTGTGGATCGAACTCATGAAGGAATACACTTATCGTTATGGCAAAAATCATAAGTGTGAATTTCTTATTGATACACTATCATTTGCACCTGATAATATTTCTAGTGGTCTATTCACTGAACCAACACCAGCTATGCCTGATGATATAAAAGTACCAGGTGACTCTATTGCATCTTACAGAAATTACTATATAAAGAATAAGACACATCTGGCTTCATGGTCAGGTAAAGTAAATTCACGTCCAATTCCACAGTGGTATCAAAATGCAGGATAATTTAGATGAATACTATTACTTCTCTACACCTATCTTTAGAGAAGAGAATTTAGACTTTTTGGAAGATTTAAATAATCTTTGTGATGAAAAATTGTCTGAATGCCAAGACGATGAAATCTGTAATCATGTCCTTCTTGAACCAGACTCAAGGTTGGATGGATTTTGCACACACTTAAATCAGACTGGTTGGGATCTGTTAGTACTCCAGGGTTATGACCTTGACAATTTTGAGACCTATACTGGTGATTTATGGTTACATGAACACAAGAAGAATTCATATGTGGATACTCATTCACATGGTTTTGGCGCACAGATATCCGGTTTCTATGTATTAAATTGTGGGGATGATTCACCTAAGATGGTTATTCATGATCCTAGACCAACTAAGGTACATTCACAACCACCAGAAAAAGATTGTTGTGACTTGACATATGCATCAACAAAGGTCAATTTTACTTTGAGTAAAGGACATATGTTCTTTATGAATTCTTGGTTGCAACATTCATTTAATATGAATTTTTCTGATACAAGTCTAAGATTCATACACTTTAACTTATACCTACAACCAAAGTCGTAAAAATATGCCAACTTATCAATTCTTAAATAAAGAAACAAATGAGGTTGAAGAATATCTCATGTCTTATACCAAACTTGAGGAGTTTAAGGAACAAAATCCTCATTTGGAACGATACTTTACACCAGAAAATCTACCAGTTTTCGGTGATGGTATGCGTATGAATGTTCCTGGTATTAGTGGAGGCGATCCTGCGTTTGAGCATGGTGTTATTGAAAGGATTAAACAAACTGTTCCGGGTAACAACCTAGGCAACACCCACAAAACAAGAGGTTCAAAGTGGGTATAATAACAACCATAAAGGAACAATATGGCAACAAAGAAAAGGACCGCGGCCGAAGAAGCACAAAAACAACACTTTTCAATTAGAAACATACAACCATTAACAGAGAATCAAGAGAGAGCGTTTCAAGCATATTTTAACGGTAAACACATAGCCTTAACTGGTTCAGCAGGAACTGGTAAATCATTTCTTGCAATGTATTTGGCATTAAAGGAAATTATTAAAGAAAATGGTCAAGGTTATAATAGGTTAATTATCGTAAGGTCGGCAGTTCCGACAAGAGACTTGGGTTTTGTGCCTGGTACACTAGAAGAAAAGTCTAAGATATATCAAGATCCTTATAAAAATATAGCTAATGAATTAATTGGGAGAGGCGATGCGTGGCATTTTCTTATTAACAAAGAGATTATCGAATTTCAGACAACTTCTTTCTTACGTGGTCTTACTTTCAATGATTGTATCATTATCTTTGATGAGTTTCAGTCTGCTACATTTCATGAAATAGATACTGTACTAACTCGTATAGGTGAGAATTGCAGATTCATTCTTTGCGGTGACTTTAACCAGAATGATTTGAGTATTAAGAGAGAGAAATCTGGATTTGAAACTGCTTTAAATATATTGAAAAATATGGAAGATGTTGAAGAAATCAGATTTACTATATCTGATGTTGTTAGGTCTGGTTTCGTTAAAAATTATTTACATGAAAAAGAGAGACAAGGATTATAATATGGAAGAAAAAATGATTAATTTGGAGATTCCGATCTCTGAATTGAATAGACTTTTTGCTGTGCTGGCTGAACAGAAGTCAGTTTATGAACAAAAATACACACATGTTAATTCTTTGATTACATTACTTCAAAAACAATCTGTTGCTCAGATTAGTGATATTGCAAACGGCGAAAATGTTTAATTATTGTCCTCCTATGATTTTGCCTGACCTGGTGTCTGAAACCAGGTCAGATGGCAGCAGAGTCTATGTCACACCTGAAGGAGAAAGTTTCTCCTCCGTCACCACCGTGGTAGGACACCACAAGAAAAAAGTGATCGCAGAGTGGAGAAACAAGGTAGGTCACGAAACTGCCAACAAAATCTCAGCACAATCATCTAAACGCGGTACAGGGGTGCATACACTTTGTGAACGGTATTTAATGAATGAGAAGACCATTGGAAAGGGTGTCATGCCGGATGCCCTTGAAATGTTTAGGTCTATTCAACCACATCTCAACAAGATCAATAATATTCACTACCTTGAACAGGCATTATGGTCCAAACAATTACAATTAGCTGGAAGAGTGGATTGTATTGCAGAATATGAAGGTCTTCTGTCTATTATCGACTTCAAAACTTCTAGAAAAATTAAAACACTAGAACAAATTACAGATTATTTCTGGCAAACTACAGCCTATGCCTTAATGTATGAAGAACTGGTAGGTCAACCGATTGATAATCTAGTTATTATCATGGCTGTAGAACACGAACAACCGTTAATCTTTCAACAAAAAACGGAAAAACATATTGAAGGTTTGGTAAAAGTAATACATGACTACAGAACAGAGACTAACAGAGTTCAAAGATAGAATTGAAATCTGTAGAAAATGTGAACATTTAAATACAGTTCTTGTTCAATGTAAAGTATGTGGATGTTTTCTCCACGCAAAAGCAAGAATGGAAGGTCAAGACTGTCCCAAAGGAAAATGGGTCTTGACAAAAGGAGAGGAATGATATATAATACAAGGATTCGTTGATGTTGACAAAATAGGTCACCTTGGACGGGAGTTCGACTCTCCCCACCTCCACCAAAAGCACATTGGGCACCCTGGTTAACGATAACACCTGAACCCAATCTTAATCATTGTAACAGTGTGCTTCTGATGGGGGTGTATTGGTTTTCGACAGGGGATAGTAAAGGTCAACGGAGAATCGGCAAAGCTAAAGTCGTTAGGATTGGGAGTTCCCGGTCAAAGAGGCAAATTAAATTAAACGCAAACGATGACGTTTATTCTTACGCACTAGCTGCTTAAGCGGGGTTTGGGGGTTCCTTGTCAAATAATACCCCCTCTAATTTTGAGGGTGACATGAGTTTTTCTGAAGATGGTTTTGAAGTAGTAAGATCCTTCATAAATCCACAAACAATGAATCTATTGAAGCACGAATATCATACACTACTGGACTTATTGTTTGAAAATCAAACATATAGTGAACAATCTATCAAGTTTCCAACAGGAGAAGTACTGACCTGTTTCAATTGGTATTCTCCAGTATTCACTGAATCTCTGTCCAAGTTATTGCAAAATAAAGTAGAAGAAATTGTAGAAAAGAAATTAGTTCCAACATACAGTATGGTGAGAACCTATAAAACTGGAGATGAATTATATAAACACAGAGACAGGCCGAGTTGTCAATACTCTGTTACTATGCCAATATTGACATCTATTAATTGGCCTATATACATAACTGATAGAAAAAATGTTAACAGAAAAGTATACCTAAACGAAGGTGATATGCTTGTTTATGATGGTTTTCTGGAACATTGGAGAGAAAAATATGAAGGTGAAAAACACACACAATGCTTCCTACATTGGGTTGACGTTAATGGAAAATATAAATACCTAAAATATGACGGAAGAGCCAATTTAGCTCTACCAATGGTGAAAATAACAGAAGAAAATGAAGCTTTCTTCAACAAACACTAATCAGCAGGTAACAAATCACATTAGATTATGCAATTTTGATTCAAACGGGATCTTACAAATCCCATTCCTAAAACACTCCAAAATATAAAAAGCGAAAAAGTCTATTCGTAACTGGAGACCAAGAGGCTTCAGGGATTGATCCCTTTGCCTCGTAATCGAGAGGTAAGAAAACGATGTATTCGAAACATCTAAAATCTAAACTTTTGTCATTTCTTTTTATGACATTGTTATCAAGTAACTTATTAGCAGACCAGATAGGTATTGCATCCTGGTATGGAATTCCACATCACGGAAAAAAGACCGCATCAGGTGAACGGTATAATATGCATGGACTGTCGGCTGCACATAGAAAAATCAAATTAGGTACAAAGGTAAAAGTAACTAATCTTGAAAATAACAAATCAGTAATTGTCAAGATCAATGATCGGGGACCTTTTGTTCGTGGTAGAATACTTGATTTATCACTAGGTGCCAAAAAAGTATTAGACATGGATGGAACCACCAAAGTGTCAATTAAAATTTTAGATTGACATTGATTCTCCTTTGTGATATAATTACATTTTTAGAAGTGATATTACTATGGCCTCCAAACCAAACATAGAAGAAATAAAAAAGTTTAGTCTGATGATAGACGAACTGGCATCCGAATTGGGTTGTACCCGATTGGATGCCATATTGTTTCATTGTGATAAGACTGGATTAGAAGTTGAGGTTGCAAGTACCTTGATTTCTAATGCTCTTAAATCCAGAATACGCGAAGAATCTGAACGTGAAAACCTAGTTAAGAGGAGTTCAAGACTGCCTATATGAATCTAGAAGAAAATACGGGGTTTGCAGCCTATGCAATATACAACGCTATTCATCTACACTTCACCAGCAGTTCTTATAATTTTCAAAAATATAATGGTAAGACTAACGTATCAAAAGATTCCTTTCTAAAACGAAAGGACAAATACCACTTCTATAAACTGTCTAGAAAGTATTCAATTGAAGAATTAAAAGACTTCTTTATTGCAAATTTCTTAGACACTAGTGTGAAGTGGGTAGGTGATATTTCGGGTGAAGAAGGTGAAAAGTCCTACTTAAAATGGAAGAAACGCAAAGAGAGTTTGTCTTATATTTTCCAGAATGATATTGATTTCTTATTGGATCAGGTAAAGAAACCAGATCATCTTCTGGTTGTTAAGTCAGGTAACTATCCTAAACTACTTGAGGTAACAATGCAAGGTAGAGTTGAGGTAGAAACCACCTGCATTCTTAATGACATGATGAACTTCTTACCTATGTGGAACAAAAAGATAACGGATGATATTATCTGGCCAGACTGGAGAATGAAAATAGATAAGTATACACCATTCATCGAATATAACAAAACTAAATATAAATTATTGTTGACAAAGAAGATTAAAGACCATGAAGAAACCTGATGTTAGTGTTATTTACGTTGATATGGATGGAGTCATTGCAGACTTCAGAAAGGCATATCTTGAGATGTTTAATGTCGATCCTATGGATTCTCACTTACACAAGTCCATGAGAAAGAATTGGGATAAGTTTGTTGATGAAGGTGGCTTCACCGAATTGGACCTTATGCCAGATGCAATGATTGGCCTTAACTATCTTAAAACAATAAAGAATATTCCTATTGAGATTCTATCATCCACTGCAAATGAGAAGCAGTATGATATGATCTCATCTCAAAAGAAAAAGTGGTTGGAAAACCACAAAATCAACTATCCTGCAAATTTTGTTCCTGGTAAAAGGTACAAGAGAGATTATGCAGAGAAAGGTGCCATTCTCATTGATGATACTTTAGAAACAATCGAGCAATGGAACGAATCTGGTGGTGTTGGTATCTATCACACCGACTGGATAACGACTACAACCATTTTGAACATGTATATATAATTGGTTGACAGTTGTTTTTTGTTATGTTATAATACGTTTTTTATTATGATTAAGTGGACAATCCGATAATACACCGTTATATAGAGGTATAAAATGTCATTTGCAAATCTTAAGCGTCAATCAGGCAATTTGGATAAGTTAGCTAAGGCGCTTGAACAAATCAGTTCTTCAAACGAAGGTGCAGGTAATCAGGACAATTTCTGGAAACCTGAAGTTGATAAGGCAGGCAATGGTCTTGCAACAATTCGTTTTCTCCCAGCACCAGAAGTCGATGGTGATGATTCTCTGCCTTGGGTAAAGATCTTCACACATGGTTTCCAAGGTCCAGGCGGATGGTTTATTGATAACTGTCTGACCACCAAGAATCAGCAATGCCCTGTTTGTGAATCAAACTCTGCATTGTGGAACTCTGGCATCGAAGCAAACAAGCAGATTGCTCGTGATCGTAAACGTAGACTTTCATATATTGCTAATGTCTACATCGTTTCTGATCCTAAACACCCAGAAAACGAAGGTCAAGTAAAACTGTTTAAGTTTGGTAAGAAGATCTTCGATAAGATCACCGAAGCAATGAATCCTCCTTTTGAGGATGAAACTCCTATCAATCCCTTTGATATGTGGGCAGGTGCAAACTTTAAGTTGAAGATTCGTAAGGTGGCTGGTTATCAGAACTATGATTCATCTGAATTTGAAGATTCATCCGTTCTTGGTAACTTTGATGATGCCAAGTTGGAATCAATCTGGAAGATGGAACACTCACTGCAAGAACTGGTTTCTGATAAGGAATTCAAGTCTTATGATGATCTCAAGAAGAGGTTGGATCGAGTCCTAGGTCAGGCGGTAGAACGTCCTAAGACCACAGTGGAAACCATCAAGGAACAAACTCGTTCACAACCAGTTAAGGATGAACGTGATGACACTCCTTGGGAAGACACTTCAACAGTAGAGGAAGATGACGATATGGCATACTTCAGAAACTTGGCTGAAGAAGATTAATCTCCTAATAAAAACCCCGCTTCGGCGGGGTTTCTTTTTATCTATAACTTACCAATTGGTCATTTCGGACCTTTTTTTCTCCATTAAGTTGATATGAGGTACTACCTCTCACATTTGTACTGATGTTATTGTTTGTGTTAAATATAGGTTGATCAGTTATTGATCCTATAGTCAATCTTTCATTCTGGGACATAACATCATTATATCTTGTTCCTGTTGGTGATGCCAATGTCATTTGTTCGGCCACAGATTTGTCAATATATTTTTTTATACTGGTTATCTGTTCCAAAGACCAATCACCCCATGACATATCAACACCCCATTGGCCACCTTGTTCTTGCACATAGTCTCTGGCTCTTTGTGTGGTGTTTCTTTCAAACCATTGTCCTATAGATTCATCTGTTCCCCATTGACCGCCATGTTTTTTATTATATTCAATTGATTGTTGTCGTAGTTCTTCAAATGATGTTGGTATTTCAATATCATTCCTTTCAATATAGTCAATTGCTTTCTCCACAGCAAAAGAACCACCTATACCACCAACAATAGCACCTACCGCTGTTCCAAACACTGGTACAATTGAACCTATCATTGCACCTAAGGCCGCACCTCCTGCACCTCCAAGACCTGTAGCCACTATCTTTGACAGTTCCTTTTTGGCTTCTGTGTCTGAAATTTCACCTTTACTATGTTTATAGTATAGAGTACCAACTTCATAAGCAAGAGTCGCAAGGCCTACGGCACCTAAAATCTTTCCAAATTTACTTATAGTTTTGGCCACTTTCGAAGAAGTCTTTTCAACTTTTTCAGCAGTTGGTTTTGGTTCTTCAACCGTTGGTTCAACCGGTTTTGGTTGGGATCTCTGTTCTTGTGATTTCTTAAATCTTTCACTGCCTCTAGTTGGTTTTTTTGTTTGTTTGGTTGCTTTTCCAGTACCCTTTTCACCTTTCGTCTTTTCTTTGGGTTTCTCCGGTTCTTCAACCTTTGGTTGATCAATCTTAGTGCCTTTTGGTGGTTTAGGACCTTTTGGTGGTTTTTTCGGTTTTCTCATTAATGCTTTTCTGGTAGCCCAAGCCCCGGCACCAGCTGCAAGTAATCCTCCGCCAGCGGCCAGAAGACCACCACCAATACCTTTAACCGTATTAAGAATTGATTCAAATGGATTAACTCCATCAGCGGAATCAGCACCTTTACCATCTACTTTAGGAATCAATCCAGCAATCATTGCTTTAAGATTATCGTCAGATTGCTTTCGTATCTTTTTCTCTTGTTTCAGTAAAGCAAGTTCTTCTTTTTTCTTTCTGTCATGTGATTTCTTTAACAACACATATATTTTGGTGACGATATCTGTGACACCATCATCACGTTTTAAAGGAACTACACTACTTGAATTGAAGTGTGCATAAAGTGGATCTTTCGTTCTAGTTCTCTTTTTACCACCAGCAAAATGTTGAATATCTTCATTTGTTCTGCCCATCATTTTTCCGAGCAAAACGGTTGGAAGCGCGGAGCCTCCCGAAAAAAATTTCACGACATTTAAAGGGTCAAATTTCTCTTTGATCCTAGTGCGTTTCGCAGTTATCTTTTGAGAGACAGAAGATCCTATTGATTTACCAATACTTTCATCAGACAACAACTTCTCAACTATCAAATCAGATAGTGATCTACTACCAACGTTTCTTGCTTCTGAATAATTCATCTAGAATCTCTTAATTTCTTAGTATTGCCGGCAAATCGGAATTATCTTCTTCCATAGTATAAACAACTTTATCACCAGGCTGATATGTGAAGTTGACATTGTTTCCAACACTAAACAAAGAAACACTTTGTTTCAGAGTTTCTTTTATTTCTTTGTTTTCGGTTGAAATGTTTGACATATAAGTTCCAACTTCTTTCTTAGGGGTTTGTGCAGTAGTCTTGCTCATCAATTTAGCTGAAAACTCTTCTGAACTCACCTTAGTGGCCAACTGGGTAGGTTCGGTTCTGGTCTTAGTTGTTTGTGCGGATTTATTTGCATTATTCTTTGTGGAACTGGATACAGATTGAACTTCAGATGTTTTGTTTGCCGATTTATCCTGCATTTCAGATGAATCCTTTGGTTGACTGTATTCATCGGATACTAATTTGTTCTGTATATTTGCACCCTGTATTTGTTCAACTGTTCCTTCTTTAAATCCTTCAACCTTCTGCATAGCGTTCATGATAGATGTTCTTTCTGAGGGTGTATACTCACTCATAATTTTGTCTGATCCACCCACAGCAGATAAAACAGAATTTCTATACATACCAGTATCGTTTTCGGATGGTGGTGCATATCTCGCAATTGCTTCAGACAATTTGAGGTTCCTGTATGATTTTCCGGAAAAAATCAATTCCTCTTTAGCTTTTCTTCCGACTTCATATGACGGAAAAATAGCAAAACGTCCATCCGTTCCTATAGCACCTTGACTTTTGGCAAAGGGACCATATTCTATGTTGCCAGGATTATTATTTCTCCAATTTCTCCTACCTTTTTGTTTTTCCACAGAACCATCTGGCCTTTTAACAATATTGTATCCTTCTCCAGTTTCAACAACTGAAGCAATAACATTACTTCCATAAATCACAGCCGCAGCTCCGGCAGCAACGGTTGCTGCTCGTCTTACACCAGAAGATATTGCTGAAAAAACTCTCTCTGAAGTTCCAGTTCCACCCTTGGTTTTATCGTCAGGTTTTGTATCACTTTCTTTTCTTTTTTTGTCTTCATCTTTCTTCTGTTCTTGTTGCTTTCTGGCTTTTTCATTGATTTTCTTTGCCTTCAGTGCAACCTTTTTAATTTGACGAATGACTTCTTCATTACGTCTTTGTTCTTCTTCAATGCGTTCTTGTTGAAAGTCCTTTCTCAATTGTGCTGCAAGTTTTTCATCATCATCAATTGTTTTGAACAACGTATATAACTTGCCTAAGGCATCAGCAAAACTATCATTAACTCTAATATTATCTTGAGTCCTTTTGACCATACCCAGTAATAGCGGATCTTTCTTTTGTTTTGCCTTGCCTGTGCCTGCAAAATGTTCTATGTCTTGAGAACTTCTTCCCATCATTCGACCTAGAAGTGCAGGACCAAGTGCAGATCCACCCATCATCATCTTCGCAATATTTAATGGATCAAATTTCTCTTTAATACCAGTAACATTGGCCAAAAGTGATTCAGATATAGACTGGGAAAAAGAAGAAGAGATGCCTTCTCCCGAAAGCAATCTCTCTGTGATTTGATTTGATAGTCCAGACTGTCTTATTTGTCTAGCACTAGAATAAGATAATTTATTGGCCATTTATCGTTTTGAATTATTCTTTTGTTTTATCTTCTCATTCTCTTCTTCCACATGTCTAATCAATAATGTAATATAAATTTCTCTTTCCCACGGTAACATATTTTCCAATTCTGTCAAACTATACTTGTGGTGTTGCATTAACGAAAAATTCGTAGTATAATAGTTCTTCAGATTATCATGACGAAAAGTTAGACGAAAAAATCCTCAAGTCCCTCCACATGTATTACATGGTCGAAACCACATCTACTGCACTTAACATCCAAAGTCTTATTCAATTTAGGAAGATTATCAAAGAAACTTTCTATCTTACTGAATTGATTATGACTTAGTGATTCAATAAAAGAAATCAATTCTTTCTTTGGTGTTTCACTTGCATAGTAATACTGTTCACCATCAAAAACATAATCAATACTATCAACAATCATATTGATAGCCAGTTCTGTTATGTCTTTAACTTCAGCAAACTGTTTTATTGATCCAAATTTTGGATAATTCAACTTTATAAAGATCTGTTCCGTCAATTGTATAAGACTGTCTTCAGAAGTTTTATCTGCTTTAATTTCAAGAATGTCAACACTTGTTTCCATAATGTTTCCACATTCTCTACCTTCGACCTCATTGTTGCATCTATATTTCAAATCTACTACTTCACCAATCGATCTGGCTCTCAGATTTAAAAAGTAATATTCAATATCAACAACAGGTAAAGAATCAAAATCGATATCTTCGTTAATTGTACAATTAATTAAAACTTGTTTTATGTTCTTCTCGATGGTATCCGAATCATCTGCTTCTAATGCCATCATCAAATTTTTCTGTTCTTTGACCAAAAATGGTCTAAATTTTATAATGGTTCCCGATAACGGTAATGTTATATCATAAACCGGTGTGTCAATTTTTGGCAAAGCCATAGTTTAAAAACCTCCAAATCAATTATAGTCCAAAAATACCTGATATTCCTTGAACTCCCAAGTTATTTGCAATAGAATTAACAGTACCTTCTTGCCAATTAGTGTAAGCAAAGACCACAGTTAATCTATGATAGTTGTCAGCCGTCCAATCCAAATCTAATTGATTCACCACTAAAGGATACGCATCAATCAAAACCGATTTATATGTGACCTTGTTTTGCATATCATATTGTGTGATAGCAATGTCAGTCGAATAATTGTTTTTATACTTGAAGTTATACGTTGAAGAAGGATTGATATATTCCATCCATTGATCAAAAAACAACCTTTCTTGCATATCACCACCAACAATAAATGTCATTTGAACATCGTTGTACATGGTTTGATATGGATACTTTTGTAGTGGTGCAGAACCAATCTTTCTTTCTGTTGTAGCAAAAGTTCTTCCAGGCAACTCAGTAACTTCACATCTAAAGTTTAACTGTTGTGCAACATCTTTATAGAATGGAGCTAAAGCAACAGGTATAGGAATTTGCACATCAAAACGTGATGGTCTAGCTAAATCTTTTTTGAAAGTGGATACAAAGTCTCTGACATTGGATCTCATTTTAATTTTCTCTTATTTCTTGTAGTGAATCTTGCCAAACTGTTGATACTGGTGCCTTTCTGAACGCTTGTACAGGTAACATACACGCCACATCCCACTCATCAGGCATTACAGCCAAAACTCTGGACTTTATATGACTGTTCAGGTATCTCTTTACACAGGGCCTAAACTCTTTATAACGTCTTGTGGTTTGAAGTATATCATAAGTAATCTTGACTCGTTTTATCTCGTCATTATCATCATAAATTGCCCTGCCCATGAGTTTGTTTAGAAATACAGCACGATAAGCTGGCGGCAAATAATGAAAATTCAGTCCAAGAAAACCATCTGAATATTTTTCAAGAGGCATGACCAAAGGAAACATATCATAATAAGGCAGATCGGCTTTAGTCTTAGGATTATAGTAATAAAAATACAGACCACCTAAAAGGAACTTAGTGTTGGTGCCCAGTAAAAATTTATTTCTATATCTTTCCTTCTCTGAATTGATATCTCTTCGTATCAATCCTGGATTTTTAATTTGTGTTACCTTATTATTGAGCCAACGAATCGACTCGCGACTCATCATTTGAAGTTGAGCCGCTGATTTATTTTGTGTAAGTTCTGTTAGTTTGGATGCCATGACAGTATTTAGTTGAGCATTAATTCGTTTTCGGTCAAGTATTTAAATTCAATACCATCAGTGGAACACATAACCACAAACGTCCATTTCCTATCTTTGCAGTAATCAATTGCTGCCTTCCATTTGGCTTGATTGACACCCCATGTGACAACTTCTTGAATATATTGTTTAGTCACTCGACTCTTCTTTGTTGGTGGTTTGGACTGTTTCTCTGGTTTGACCTCGACCATCATGGTCTTTATGTTGCCATCTTTAGTTCTCACCTTCACGATGAAGTCTGGAAAGTACCTGTGTCTTCTTCCATCGACAGGAGAGATATATGGAATGGCCATTTCTTCCGATGACCAAGAGAGAATGTCTGGTCTTTTGTCGAATGTGTCCATCACCTTGCATTCCCAAGATGACCTATAGATTATGTTTGTTGGATCACCATTATACTTTTGTGGATTTCGTGGTGAAAATTTGCCTTTATACGCCATAAATACTATATATAAAAATTTCTAGGTACCTAAATGGCAACAATCGACATACTACCTCTCAGCATAGACGGTGTGAGACCACCACTAAATCTGCTGTATGAGTTATTCTCTGGTAAAATAAACACACAGAACTTGATGTATCCATTGGACTTAGCGACAAATCCAAATTATGGTCACGCAGTACAATTCACTGCTTTTGATTATGAATATCCTTTAGCGTCTGCTGTTGGTAATGTATTCAATGCAGATAATTTGACTGATGCATTAGGCAGATTAGGAAACTTGGCTGCGGATCCTCAAACATTTAATCCTATGGGGTTGAGACCCAGAAAGACAGCACCTCTGGCAACAATATCGTTATACATGCCAGACACTTTAGCATTTGATTATAACCACAATTACGGTGAAATAAGTTTAACTGAGACTTTAGGTGGAGCCGCGTTATTGGGTTCTGCAATTGCTGATGTTGGCGCCAAAATGCAGGGCAAAGATGACAGTAACGGAAATTACACACAATTATTAGCCAAAGGTGCATCACTGTATGGAGTATCCAAGTTTGCGGGACAAGACATAGCTGGAGTTCTTGGTAATGCCATGAAGACAGTTCCAAACCCGCAGTTGCAATTGTTATATAAGGGTATTGGTCTTAGAGAGTTTCAATTTGAATTTAGATTCACACCAAATTCCAAAAAAGAAGCACAGTCGGTCGAAGAGATTATCAAATCTTTCACCTACTATTCCGTACCTAGACTCCTGGGCGCTCAGAGTCACCAATATCTAGAACCACCACAGATATTTCAAATTAAATTCGCATTCACTGGTGGAACAGGTTTATCTGGTGCTGTGTCCGACTTCTTTAGAAATATAGGAACAAACATTCTAACAAGTCAAATATCAGGTAGTTTGTTTGGTTCGAACCCACTAAACTCAAACACAGCACCAACAGCCAAAATATTTGAAATATATAGTGATTGTGTTTTGACCAACATGAACATTGACTATGCACCTAATGGTTGGGCTGCACACGATGATGGTTATCCAGTTGAAATCAGATTGACCTTACAGTTTAAAGAATTGGACATTGTAACGAAAGACAATATACGTCCTCCAAACACAGCTGGTTTTTTTGGGGGCAACTTAGGACCGACTAATTTACAGGACGCGGTCAGACAATCATTCCCTTCATTCGATCAAATGTTTCCAAATTTAAAGTAATAAGCGATGAAGTATTTTCAATCATTACCACTGTTGTCAATGAAAGACCCCAATAATAACACTATTGTGGTCAACAATCTACTATCAAGAAATTATTTTCTTCCTAAGTTAATAAAAAACTTTTCTCTATTCTATGAATATGAAATAAAAGAAGGTGACACACCAGAGAACATTGCATATAGATATTATGATGACATATATCGTTATTGGATTGTTCTGTACTCAAATAACATTTTAGACTTTCAAGCTCAATGGCCATTAACAACATCTGAGTTTGAATCGTATTTAAAAGATAAGTATAAAGATGTTGGTGGTCAGAGCATTATTGCTTATACACTGTCCACTGTACATCATTATGAGAAGTTAATATACACCTCAGAGAACACATCAAGCAAAGAAAAACTGACAAGAATTAATATTGATGAAGGCACATATAATTCATTGATGGAATCCAGCGTAGAAAAGACAAAATCTGGTGTCACATATAGAATGAGAATTACCAAAAATGCAGTCTCAATTTACAATTATGAATTTGAATTGAATGAGAGTAAGAGAAAAATAAATCTACTGAAGAAAGAATACTCCACAGACGCAGAAAAACAATTTCAAGATTTGATGGTACAATAGTATGGATATTCTGAATACTATTACAGAGTTAGGTGAAATAACTGTAACAACTTCAAGATATGATTCGATTAACGAACCAACAAGAAGTTCTACTGTTTCGCAGATTAAAAACTTATCTTACCCAACCGACTATAATCTAAGAGAGGTAAGATTAACAAGCGCCACAATAGGTGATCTTGACCTTAAAGAGTATTTGGTTGAGTTAAATTACTTTGAAGACATATACAGTAATTTTGTATCAGGTAAAATTGTACTCTCTGACTCAGTGGGTGTTATTTTTCTTGGTGGTTTAAATGGTAGTGAATCACTATCATTAGAGTTTGCTAAAGGTCAAGGTGGAAAAACAATAAAACAAACTTTCAGAATATTCTCATTGTCTGATAGGCATCATGATATTAGTCACAGTTATGAGAACTTCACATTGAATTTTTGTTCAGAAGAATTATTGATGTCTGAAAAGTATAGAATCAGTAAGTCATACAAAAACAAAACAATATCAAATATCATTGAAGACTTACTAAAAAACGCTCTAAAAACAAATAAAGACCTGAACATAGAACAATCTTCTGGCAATTATGACTTTGTGTTGCCCAACAAAAAAATTTTTGAAACCATCAACTGGTTGTCGTCATACGCTTTGCCGTATTCTAAGCCAGGCGCGGATATGATATTGTTTGAGAATGCAAAAGGTTATCATTTTAAGTCATTGCAATCATTGTACGAACAAACTCCTATTTTTGAGTTTGAATATAATCCTAAAAATGTCAAGTTGAATTATCAACAGAATTTTTTCCACACCCAAACACACAACATATTCAATTTGGAAGTTATGAATAACTTCAACACATTGGATGCAACAAATAAGGGTGTTTTTAATAATCGTCTAATAACTATTGATACAATCAATAGAACTAAAAAAATTACAGATTTTAAGTATGATGAATACTTCAGTAAGAGCAAGAAACTGAATAGAAATGATGTTACTACAAATAATAAGAATCAGGTATATGTAGATAGGTTCAATAAAGCCTTGTATGATAGTCCTCCCGACGATAAGGACGCAGGTAAATTGCAGGTGTGCATTGGAAACTCAGAACAATATAACACCAGATACCTAAAAGAAAATTCTGATTATATACCAAAAGATTTCTTTATTGAAAAAAGTTTCTCACACAGAAACGCACAATTGTTATTATCAAATTATATAAGAATAAAGATTGTAGTTCCAGGAAACTCCGACATACTGGTTGGTTCTGTAGTAACAGTTAAGGTGTTCGAAACAAAACAGATAACAAAAAATGATGTTAAAAAAGAAGACACATATCTATCTGGAAAATATCTGGTGACCGCGATCAGACACATAATAAATTCAACAAGATACACCTCAGTTATTGAACTTGCAAAAGAAAGCAACATATGATAAACAAGAACACTTTTCTAGGCAGAGATGATTTTATTTGGTGGATTGGTGAGATTGAGAATAGAAAAGATCCACTCAAGTTGGGTAGATGCCAAGTCAGAATATCGGGATGGCACACAGACAGTAAGGAACAATTACCCACCATAGACTTGCCTTGGGCTCAGGTTATACTACCAGTCAACAACTCAAGAGTAATCAATCCACCAAACCTTGGTGATTGGGTTGTGGGATTCTTCATGGACGGAGAGAATGCACAGTTTCCATTGATAATGGGTGTTATACCTGGCATCAAACAAGATCAACAAAATACATAAGACAGGTGATATAAATGGCAGAGCAACCACCTAAACCTAGTGTTTCGCCGCAACCAACATCAACTTCGTTTACAACAGTAACAAACAACATAAAGTTCACAGATAACTCGGCGAACCTGCAAAAAAAGGTTGATAGCACAAAAATACAGGAACAAAATCCTTGTCCAAAATCGGATAGTGGTATTCAGTGGGGAAAAAGTAAAACCACCGGCGTTAAATGGTCTGGTGGTGGTTTCTCATTAACAGAATATAATCCACCAAAACTAACAAAGAAAGCCGGACCCAACGGTGGCCCGGCCGTTGGAACTCCAACAACAAATACTCCATATCAAGATATTAGATGTGGAAATCTTCTAGATAAACCCATTGAATTCAAATGTAGTTTGGTATCAAACATTAAATTGAAATCTTGTTTGTTCCAATTCGAAGCACAAATTGAAAACTACATTGATGAACAATTGAAGATTGCTTGGTCATACATACAATCATTATTTCCAGGTGTTGACTATTTCATCAAGTTGGCAAACACAATATGTAGAGTTCTAAATGAATTTCAACGTGTTATGTGTATCATACAACAGATTATGGAATGTATATTGAGTACAATACAATTCGTAACACAATTAGTTTCATGGGCACTATCATTACCAATGCAGTTCTTAGCCAATCTTATGCAATGTATAACTGGGTTTTTAGGAGGAATAACTGGTGGTATGACTAGTTTGCTTCGTGCTTTAGGCATGGCATTCTCTTCCATATTCAAGTGTAAAGGTTTTGAATGTGCCTCTATCACCAGTGCATACGACATTGGTGATACTGCTGCCGGTGTAGGAACAGATTTCACACAAATTGACGATGAGTGGGCAAAAGATTATTCAAACTCAACCGTGAAAACACAATAGGTCTTTATAATGGCTACAGAAAATACAAATTCACATATTGATGACCGTTGGGATGCATTCACTACAGAGCCTGTTCCTGATTTTGATGGTGATTATTGCCACACACATCAGACGGAATGTGGTCACATAAAAATGATGAGTGATACTCCAGACCAAGAGTTCATTCTAACACAACATGCTGATGGTTCTTACAGAATGTATCTACCGGGTGGAAAGATACAAGAAAAGGTCGAAGGTGATTTTGTACAATTAGTGGTAAAGAATAATAAAATTTGGATAAAAGGTAGTTCATTAATACATGTAGATGGTCATGCAAACATTAACGTGGGTAAAAACGCATATGTTGGTGTCGATGGTGATTTGGACGTGTATGCAGAAGGAAATGCAAGATTCACAAGCAAAAAGACATTGACACTACAAGGTGAAAGTATCAACATTGTGGGTAAGAATGAGATATCTTCGTCAACTAAAGAGTACACTTTCCCCAACACCACAATTCGTGGTGATCTTCATGTAAATGGTACCATACATGCTTTAGGTGAGGTGTATACAACTTCATCTATGTTCTCACAGTTAGGTTATTTAACACCAGGTTCTTTGGTTGTTGGTCCATTAGCATATGCAATGGAAAAACATATGATGATACTCAACTTTGTGACAATAACCGCGGTTGGTATAAACCCCATGTTGCCTTTCAGTGTAATGGTATCAGCAACAGGACCCACTTTCATCGAATCAATGAGTTACATGAACATCAGTGTTCTTGGTGCATTAAGTATTGATGCTGGTGGTATAATCGACATATTGGCTGGAGGTGCCACTACCATTGAATCTGGTGGTGCTGCAACCATTGATGCTGGTGGTGCTGTTGAAATTGCCGCAGGTGGTCTTATTGACATTGCGGCTGGTGGTGCTGTAGGCATTCAAGGTTCATTTGTATCCATTGAACCAGACCTTTCTGTTGGATGGTTACTTTCTATTCTTGGTCACATTCACGGAAACGGAAATATGGGTACTCCGACAACTCCGCCTATTCCGGGAACCTAAACGTAACATAAATAAAAGATGGCAACAACACTACAAAAATTATATTCGGATATAGACCTTAGGTTTATTCCACAGCCAGGAACAAAAGACATAGCTTTAAGTTATGATGAACAGGCTGTCATAAGGTCTATAAAAAATCTTTTATTAACAAAACCATATGAAAGGTTGTTTCAGCCCACACTGGGGTCAAACATTGACAACTTACTTTTTGAACCAGTTACTCCACTAACTGCAAGTTTGTTGAGAGATGAAATAACAAGAACCATAAACAACTTTGAACCTAGAGCCACAATCGCAAGTATTGATATTGTTGATTATGCTGAACAAAATGGTTACAAAGTCTCTCTGTTTTTCTATATCTTGAATAGAACAGAACCAACGGGTGTTAGTTTGGTATTAAAACGTTCACGATAATACCCAGGCATCATAATAAATATAAAAAAATAAACAAAAAGGTTCAATAAATGGCCGGAGCTAATTCACAAACATCCCTTGTCGGGTTAGATTTTGATACAATAAAATCAAATCTAAAAACATTCTTGAAATCTCAGGACACCTTTAAGGATTATAATTTTGAAGGTTCTGGCCTATCAGTATTGCTTGATGTACTAGCATATAATACACAATACAATTCATTCTATCTTAATATGGTAGCAAATGAAATGTTTTTGGATACTGCACTACAGAGATCTTCTGTGGTATCTCATGCTAAATTATTGAATTATACACCAAGATCATCAACATCACCATCTGCTTTTGTTGATGTTATAGTCAACAATGTTACATCAGGAAGTTTAACTCTTCCTGCATATACCAATTTTATGTCAGAGTCTATTGATGGTGTAAATTATAATTTTGTTACAGCAAACAGTATAACCATTAATGCTAATACCACAAGCAACACGGTTACATTCACTAACGTAGAATTAAAACAGGGTATTCCTTCTACATTCTCTTATGTTGTAAACTCAACCAGCAACCCTAATTATATTTTTGAAATACCAGACAACAATGTAGATACAAATACAATACGTGTTACTGTAGGTGAATCATCTTCAAACACTTATTATGAAACATATGTAAAGTCCTCTTCTTTCTTGTCTCTAAATTCAGACAGTAAGATATACTTTATACAAGAAGCTATAAATGGAAACTATGAGATATATTTTGGAAATGGAGTTCTTGGTAAGAAACTCAAAGACGGGAACATAGTAAGTATATCATATATTACAACACAAGGCAATATGTCCTCAGGAGCAAATAACTTTGTACTGATGGATAATATCAGTGGTTTTTCTTCCGTTACGGTAAATGGAAAAATTGCCGCATATCAAGGTTCAGAGAAAGAATCAATTGATTCAATTAAGTTGCAGGCACCAAAGTCTTTCGCAGCACAGAATCGTGGAGTCACCAAGAACGACTACATCACGCTGTTGCAACAAAACAGTGTTGGTGTAACCTTCGATGCGGTTAACGTCTGGGGTGGTGAGGAGAACGATCCTCCTGTCTATGGTCAGGTGTTCGTATGTTTCAAACCATCAGGCGCATACACACTGACAGAAACACAGAAGCAGAAACTAATCAATGACGTTATCAAGCCAATCTCGGTTGTTACTGTTGAACCAAAGATCGTTGATCCTGATTACACATTCATTAAAATAAATGCAAATGTTGTATACGATCCGTCTAAAACCAATCTGTTGCCTAGTCAAATAGAAGAACTTGTAAAGGAAACTATTACAAATTTCGGTTCTTTCACGTTGAATAGTTTCAATTCAACCTTCATGTCAAGTGAATTGACAACCGAAATAAAACTATCACACCCATCCATTGTGACAAGTGAGTTGTCTATACAATTGCAGAAGAAATTCTATCCCAATCTGACAACACCAACAACATATAACTTCTATTTTGGTACAGAGTTGGATAGAGGTATGTTCCAGAGTTCGATTGGAAGTTATCCATCAGCTCAATTCAGAGATCCATTAAACTTTAACACAATCGTTAATGGTGTATACATTGAAGAATTACCTTCATCTACTGGTGGTGTCGAATCAATATCAATTCTGAACCCAGGGTTTGGTTATCAATATCCACCAACAGTGACAATTTTGGGTGACGGTCAAGGTGCAACGGCGAATGCTGTTATCAATACAAGTGGACAGATTAGAAGAATTGACGTTACAAATTCAGGCAATAACTATACAAGTGCTATACTGTCGATAACACCTTCAACATATGACACCACAGGAAGAAATGCAGCTGGTGTTGTTAATCTGGAAGGAAGATACGGTACACTCAGAAGTTTCTATAACAACTCTCGTTTTGTGAAAACTGTATTCAAGAATAATGTTGGAACAATAGATTACAATCAAGGTATTATCACTCTCAATTCTTTTGATCCAATACAGATTGATAATCCATTGGGTCAATTAACATTATCAGTTAAACCTAAATCAACCATATTATCCTCTTCATATAATAGAATACTATCTTTAGATCCTTTCGATCCAAATGCAATAACTGTTAATATCATTGCTAAGACTCAATAATGGATATTGTAAAAACTTCACTCTTAGTACCTTCACAGTTACCTGAGTTTATCAGGGACGATGAAAATTATTCCAATTTTGAACTGTTCCTCAAATCATATTATGAGTGGATGGAACAGGCCAATAATGTTCTGGGGTACTCAAAGAATTTATTATCTTATCAAGATATTGATGAATCATCAAACACATTTTTAAATTACTATGTTGGTGATTTTCTTCAGTACTTTCCTAAAGACTCTCTGATTTCACAAGAAACTGCATTAAAGGCTGGGAGAGAATTATACCAATCAAAAGGAACTCCAGCAGCATATCAATTCTTGTTTAAGGTCCTTTTTGATTCTGAGTTTGATATATTCTATACCAAAGAAGCTGTACTGAAAGCATCAGCAGGAAATTGGTATGTTGCTAAGAGTCTAAAGTTATCAACAAATGACTATCGATTCTTAAACATAAACAATTATAGAATCTTTGGCGAGTCTTCAAAATCTATTGCTACCATTGAAAGTTCTGTTATTGTTGGTAACAAAATTGAAGTATTCATTTCCAACATCGAAAGATTGTTTGAGTCGGGTGAATTTGTTAGAGTTCTTGACAATAGAAATCAAGATGTAACAATAGACGGACAATTATTAAGAGCTAAGATCGTAGGCCAGGTAAGTCAGGTCAATATTGATCCTAAAAACAGAGGTTTACAATACGTTGTAGGTGACCCTGTAATCGTCTATGGTGGTCTGAATGATGCGAATGGTGTTGGTGCTATAGCAAGAGTTAAAGAAACCACAACGGGTTCTATTGAAAGAATTAACGTAATTAGTGGTGGGTTTGGTTACAGATTAAACCCAAACACAAAGATCAATATCACACCAACTAATGGTGCAGCGGCACATGTATTCTCTTATGATCCTGATCCTAAGAATACAGCTAACGTAAACTTTGCATGTAATAATAGTATAACTTTCTCAAGATATACCACCATAGGCAATACAGTATATTCTTTTTTTGATCTGAAACCAGGCGCAAATGCAAACACAAGATTGGTTGATGCTCTAACCTTTGAATCATTCATAACATACCCAATATCATCAGTAAGATTGGATAATGGTGGTGGTGGATTTGCACAGACTCCACAAATTACAGCAACCTCTATATACAAAACCAATAATGATGCTGATATTGATATCAGTTCTTTGGGTATCCTTGGACCTATACAGATAATAAACCCAGGTTTAGGTTATGTTGCAAACGATAAGATTAGATTCTCGGGTGGTTATGGTTATGGTGCATACGGAAATGTAAAGACGGTCTCAGCAAACGGTCAGATATTGTCAGTAGAATATATTCAATCTACAGACGGAATATATCCACTGGGTGGAATGGGATATAAACTCAGTTCATTACCAACATTAAACGTGGAGTCTTCCAACGTTCTTGCATCAAATGCATCTCTTGTTGTCACCTCAATCTTAGGTGATGGTGCCGTGATGGTTCCAATCGTAAACAGAGTTGGTTCCATCAGCACAATAGAACTTGTTGAAAATGGCGAAGACTATTCAAGTACACCTAATGTATCATTGAAGGTTCAAGATATTGTTGTGTCGAATGTATTCATCTCCAATCTTCCTAAGAAAGATGATATCATATACCAGGGTGACAGTTTATCTCTGTCAACTTATCAAGCAACAGTTAACTCCATTTCTCTGTTGACACCATATTCTGATCCACAACAGTCACTTTATAATCTGAGAGTGTTTAATTACAACACCAATCCAGATACAAATAAAGAATTGAAGATTGATAGTAGAGGTATCGGCCTGGTTATGGCTAATACCAAATATAGTTCTGACTATAATACTTTTGGTGTAAGAAACTACGGTGACGGATCAGCAAAGGCAACAGCATCATTCTTGAACGGTCTTGTTATCGGTCAAGGAACATACTTAAGTAAACGTGGCCACCTGAGTTCATTCAACGTACTACAGGATGAAAACTATAACAATTACACCTATCAGATAACTGTTAAAAAGGAAATTGCAAAGTATAGAGAAGTATTACTGAATCTTCTGCACCCAGCAGGAACAAAAGTTATTGGTAGATACTCATCCAAATCAAATTCAAGTTTCAATCTAGAAAGTTCAACAAGTTACTTTGATGGATTACCATTGAAGGCATACACAAATTATCCAGCATCGTCATTATCAATGACAGTGCCTATCATTGACAGAACAAATATTCTATTGTACTCTGAACAAATTGATAATGCAGTTTGGACAAAAGAAGGATCTATCACAGTATCTGCAAACAGCAGCATCTCTCCTGATGGAAGAACTACAGCCGACTTGGTGACTTCTGGTTATAATGAAAGTGTATCTCAAACGATTAGTGTTGACAGTGGAAACACATACACTGTTTCTGTATACGTCAAAGCACCGGAATTTACCTTAACTGTTGCAACACTTGATCTACAATTCTCAGACACATCAAACGGTTCTATTGCTTATATTGATTCAAATACGCAATCAGGAAATGTAATAAGTACCTCTAATGTATTAAGTTCGGGTACGATTAGTTCTGGTGATGGATGGTATAGAATGTGGATGACTTATATACCCACATCAAACACAATAACATTAAATACAAAATCATTAACTCTCGGAGTATCCGAATATAATGTTTGGGGATTCCAAGTAGAGAAATCTAATGTATTGACCAGTTATATTCCAACAACTGCAAATTCAGTAACATATGGACCTGATATTTGGCAAGTTGTCAAGAGTAATAACACAATTGTTTTCGATAATCTGGCTGGTGCAAATATTGCAAACATTGTTTTTGCAAATAACACAATAGTAGAAGCACAACCAACAAACGGACCTTACATAAGTTCTGTTGTGGACTCGGTTGACTATACCACAAATACTGCTATATTGAAAACCAACACTTGGTTGTTCTTTGCAAATGTAGCAACAGTTAGTGGTAATGTAGGTTCAAACGTAATAAATATTAAAACAGTAACCAACTCATATAATATTATCAACAATGGTGTATACTCTAACCCATTGTATCCGGTAACTGATATTGTGTTTGTTGGAGATACAGTTGTTATAGCCAATAACTCACAGAGAACTGTAAATCATGTAGATTATATTAACAACATGATTTACCTGGATTCAAATTTAACAAGCAATGTTTCTTCTTACCTATCAGTTAGAAGAACCTTAAACACAACAAACGTAAACATTTGGGGTCCTGTAGGAACAATTTACTATCCAGAATTGACTACAGAAGATGGCCGCAACCTAGTAACAGAAGACGATAGAATTATTATCCTGGGGTAATCAATGTCAACAGTTAAAATTTCACAGTTATCAGAGATAACTCATTTAAACACAAACACAGCCAACACACTAATTGTTGGTGTTGACATTCCATCAGGTGTCACTGGTAAAATAACAGCCACAACACTAGCACATGGACTGTACTCACACAATCCATTAAATGTGGGAAATAATGAAATTCTATTTCCAGACACAGTAGGTCAATTTTCAGGTAATAGTTCAAATTACCTACAAGTTAATTTGCAAAACTTTGATGCAAACGGAACTGCTGACTATATTGTTACTGCTGACTTGGGTAATGATGTAACAAGTTACATTGATATGGGTATAACCAATTCAGAATACTCAAATACAAATCCCTTTAACAGTCTAGGAACAGCAATAGAACAGCTCAGTGGTTACCTTTATGTTAAAGGAAATACTGCGGGTGGAAACCTAGTTATTGGTGTTACTGATCCTAACAGAGAAATACGTTTTATTTCTGGTGGTATAGATAAAGAGAATGTAATATACACAATCTCAAACACTGGAATTATATTAAATAACAACAGCAATATCAAGTTTAAAGATTCATCACAACAAGATACGGCTGCGGCACCAGCAAATTATACACAATCTGCATTTGACAAGGCAAACACAGTAAACACATATGCTTACTCAGCCAATACCTGGTTGCAAGCAAACACTGGTTCTGCCTTGGCCGCAGCAAAAGTATACACAGATACCGCAAACACTTATATTCAATCAAAATACCTTGCAAACAATTCAGGCGCTTTGTTCAATGGTGTATTAAACATTGGCGACAAACTAAATGTTAATGGTTCTGTGATTCTTGCAAATACTAATTTCTCTGCAACTCAAGCAGCATTCACCATAGCAGCATGTCCTATTGGTGATATTCAAACACCATCAAATGATGGTTATATGATACATATATCTGGTAAACAGAATGTTGCATCTAGATTAGTTATCGATTCATTTGGTGCAAACACTTATGGTCTACTTGCGGGAAGAACTGCAAGAGGTACTCCTACTGCACCACAAGCTGTTGCAAATAATGATATTCTATTAAGAATGTCTGGTAATGGTTACGGTTCTACTCAGTTTGCACCACTAGGTATTGCAAGAATTGATATTGTCGCATCAGAAACTTATACTGATGCGACAAGGGGTTCTAGAATTGAGTTCTGGAACATTCCAAATGGTTCCAATACACTCAACAGAATAGCAACATTCAATGGTGAATCTGTAGAATTTACTGGTCATGTAGAGCCTAAGAAAGGTTTTGTATTAACACCAAATGTTATCTCTGGTTCTACAACAACTCTTAATATAGATATTGCAAACAACTCACTATATAAATGCAGTAGTACTGGTGGTTTGACCGTTAATTTAAGTGGGTTCCAGTTTGGTAAAGTTGTTGAATTGTGGTTTGTTAATACTGCTGGTTCAACACAGACGGTAACTCATGGTTGTTATTCTAATAACTCTACCATTAACTCAACATCATTCTCAATGCCTGCATCAAGTTCTGCATATCTAAGATACTTCAGTATTAATGGTGACTTAGCTAACACTTATGTATCAATTCAACACGCATAATAAAAACTATGGCAAATAAACAACTCTTGACATACGGATCAAAATTATTTTCTGTAGAAAGTGTGTACTTCTCACCGGTTGTTACCATTCCTCCAGAATATAAAATTATTTCATCTCTGTACTTTTTCCTATCAAAAGTACAACCATGGGATGATGATAATGATCCTGAAGCACCAAGACAAGATCAAAAATATTTAAAACAAGTTGCAAAAAATATTTTTATTGTTAAGCACATCACATCAGGTGATATTTCTCCTGTAATCAAAAGAATAGATTGGGAATCAGGATCAATTTATGATTATTATCGTGATGACATTGATATGTTTCAAGAAGACGAGAATGGTTATCCTGTATTGAGTTATTATGTCAGAAACAGATACGATCAGATTTTTAAATGTCTTTGGAACAACAACAATTCTGCATCAACAGTAGAACCATACTTTGAACCAGGCACATATGGAACAAACAACATATTCTCCGGTGCCGACAATTACAAGTGGAAATATATCTACACGATTGATACTGCACTTAAAAATAGGTTCATGGATACCACCTGGATTCCTGTTCCTGCTACAAAAGGAACTGTTAATCCACTTGCATCTGCTGCAGGTTACGGTAATATTGATGTAATCAATGTGACAAATGGTGGTTCTGGGTACGATCCCGCAAATGCAATCATAACCGTAGCGGTCACTGGAGACGGTTTAGGTGCAACCGGTACTGCATATTCATCAAACGGATCTATAACCAAGATTGAAGTCAATACTACTGGTGCAAACTATACCTATGCAAACGTTTCGATAAGTTCTTCTAGAGGTACAGGTGCAGTAGCTATCGCGCCAGTATCACCTATCGGTGGCCACGGTTTTGAAATTGAATCTGAATTAGGATGTTCCCATGTTATGATTACTTCACAATTCAATGGTTCAGAATCGGGGCAACTACCAACTGATATGAGTTTCCACCAGGTTGGAATAATAAACAGTCCGGTAACCATCAGTTCTCCAAATAGTATTGCAAATGGAGCAATATACAAAACAACAACAGACTTAATTGTTTCTTCCGGTTTCGGTCTCTATCAAAGTAATGAATATGTCTATCAGGGAAATAGTATAACAGACTACAGTTTTATTGGAAAAATTTTAAGTTTTGATCCAGCATCCAATGTTATTAAGTTAATAAATACACAAGGAACATTAATTATCAATGCTCCTGTTTTTGGTGAATCTTCCAAAACTACAAGAACATTGTTGTCATATAACACTCCCGAATTTGTAACATTGTCTGGAAACATTTTCTATCTAGAAAATAGATCCGCAGTTCAAAGAAGTAGTGATGGCATAGAACAATTTAAAGTCGTACTAAGATACTAAGGTAAAGAAATGGCACTGAATTTTAACGTTGATCCGTATTACGATGATTTCGACGCATCTAAAAACTTTCACAGAATATTGTTTAAGCCTGGTGTCGCAGTTCAAGCCAGAGAATTAACACAATCACAGTCTATTCTGCAAGATCAGATAACAAAATTTGCAGATAACATATTCAAACAAAATTCTCCAGTAACTGGTGGACAAGTTACAACAAACTTCAGTTGTTACTATATTAAACTGAAGTCAACATATAATGAAATTTCGTTTGACGTTACTGACTTTGATGGTCTTTTAGTACAAAATAGTACTGGTTCTGTAAGGGCCCGAGTTCTCGCAACTTCACCTTCAACAGGTGATGGTGGTGACCCACCAACACTGGTAGTATCTTACCTAACGCAAGGTCGTTTCGTTGATAATGATATCATCTATGATACAAATTCAAATCTTGCAGCACAAGCAGTAGAAACTGAATCTACTGGCCTTAGTTCAACTGCATCTATTTCAAGAGGCGTTTTCTATACCTTAGGAAATTTTGTACAAGTAAACGAATCTACTGTTATTCTATCGAAGTATGATAACACACCAACACTTAGAGTTGGTTTAACAATCACAGAAAGCAATGTAGATTACATTGACGATCCATCACTTCTTGATCCTGCAATCGGTGAATCCAACTATCAGGCACCAGGTGCAGACCGTTACCTAATCTCACTGAAACTTGATTCCAGACCTATCCAGTTTGGTGATGATGCGGACTTCATCGAACTTGTCCGTATCGAGGAGGGTTCTGTATACAAAATGGTCGATGGTTCCGTTTATGCAACCATTGACGATTACTTTGCAAAAAGAGACTATGAAACCAATGGTGATTATGTAGTAAATGACTTCAAGTTAACACCAAAAACGGATACTGCTAACAGTCAGAACTACATCATGAGTGTTGGTAAAGGTCTGGCATATGTGCATGGTTATCGTGTTGAGAATCCTGCTCCTATTGATATCACATCACCAAGAGCAAGAACACAGGAATCACAGAACAACAATCCAGTTTACATCAATTACGGAAATTATCTGTATGTAAATAACGTTAGAGGCAATACCTCATTCTATGATGTAACTACTTCAGAATCTGTAGATATTCACTGTGTACCATACGAACACATTTCAACAAGCACACAGACTGCATATAACTCAACAGTAATTGGGGTAGCTAGAATAAGAAATTTTGAGTTTGACACCTCACTTGGTTCATATTCAAACACTGCATCTTACATATACAAGGCGTATATACATGATGTACAAACATATTCACTATCAGCTAACGTAGTATCTGCCACATCCAACTCAGTTGTATTGGCGACAAATTCTTCTTCTGCAAACGGTGCATATGTTGGTGTCAACATAACCATTTCAAAAGGAACAAATGCTGGCGACTATCGTTACATAACCAGTTATGATGCTGTTACCAGAACTGCAACCCTTAACCAAAACTGGACTGTTGTACCAGATTCAACATCAGTATATATTCTAGACTTTGATATTAAAGATGCAGAATCTGTTGTAACTGCAACCAAAACATCAACACCTTATCTGTTACAGTCAAGATCAAATATTGCAACAAGTGGTAAGACTGGAAATGTGGCCAGTGGAGACACCATATTAGAGAATCCACTTGTACCAGAATTGATCTTCAATGTTGGAAATCAATATGTATCATCAATAACAGATACATCATACACCACAACACAAGAATTTAGAAACATTGCTTTCACAAGTACTGGTGTTGGTTCAATTTCAGCACAATTAAACTATGAAGGTGAATATCTAAATATCATTAGACACCTTGGAACACCAGGAACAACTCTATCAAATGACCTGGTAAGACAAAACTATACCATTGTCTGTGTCAACAAGGGTTCTAATTCAACAATCAATGTTGGTGATGTCATTCCTTGGACCACACCAAATAGATCAGTAACACTTGATGATGATGCATCTATTGCAACATTCACTTCAAATGATCTTTCACCATTCACTGCAACCGTGATCGCAAAGGTGTTTGTGGAAAATGGTAATGACACCTCACACATTCTGAAGATTAAAAACTACATTAAGGCAAACGGTGCAACCATCGTCACCAACGGAACTCAAGTAAATGTAAACACATATGTTGATGATACTCCATTAACATCTTCAGGTCAAGTTTACATTAAACAAGCAGGCCTTGTTGATCCTGGCAGAAAACAATCATTGTATCTATCTGACGTTAAAGAAGTTGTTAGAATCATAGACACACTGAGTGTTGATAATTTGCCAACTGTAGAGATGGTAAACAGTCCACTATATGACATTACCAACAATTACATATTCAATAACGGCCAAACCGATACGTTCTATGACCATGCATATCTGACTTTAAGACCGGGCGCAAGTCAACCAAAAGGTAACATACTGGTGTTCGTGAATTACTACCAACATTCTGGTGGTGATGGTTACTTCAGTAAGTTATCTTATATTGATAATGCGACTCTAAATGATGATTACAAGAATCTTCCTGTTTACAGAAGTACTAGTGGTAAGGCATACAATCTGAGAGACTGTATTGATTTCAGACCAAGCAGAACAAATGCAACTACAGATTTTGTATTGAGAACATCAAATCCAGGTGACACCACAAAGAAAGGAACATACATTCCTTCTGACACAACAGTATTCACTTGTGATTATGCATATTATCTGGGAAGAAAGGATAAATTGATTTTAACTAAAGACCGTTCGATACAGATTATCGAAGGTTCTCCTTCTTTAACTCCTGTTCCACCAGCAGAACCTGATGCATCTCTTGTAATTGCAATTCTGACACACAATCCATACACTGGGTATCTACCTTCTGAAACCAGTCCTAGAGGTCTTCCAGACCTATCTGTTGACAAGGTTCAACATAAGAGATATACGATGAGAGACATTGCTGGATTAGAATACAGAATAAGCAATGTCGAATACTACACATCACTGTCTCTGTTAGAAAAGAATGCAGAATCATTACAGATTTCGGACTCTTATGGACTGAACAGATTCAAGAATGGTATTCTTGTTGATGACTTCTCTGGATATTCCACATCTGATACCTATAGTGAAGACTTCTTCTCTTCTATCAATAGAAGAACTAGACAGATGACTTGTGCTCAATTGGTAAACAATTATCCTCTGAGAAACTACAACCTGTTGCAGAATCTGGGTAACCTGTCACCATCAATTGCAGCTGCACTGAACTACACTATCAATAGAGATAATGAGGTTAATTACTACACATTACCATATACCTCTGCGAATCTGACTTCACAGAAAATTGCAAGTAGATCAGTAAATATTAACCCATTCTCATTCTCTTTGAGTGAAGGTGTGGCCTCATTGTCACCAAACATCGACAACTGGGTTGACAATACAGCAGCACCATCATTATTAATTGTTGATCCTAATCTACAGGTATTCAGACAATCCAACACTGTAAACGTCTTGCAAGTAGGTGACTGGCAGACCATTTCTTCTGTGACAGTACAAACAGGATCAACAACTTCTTCTTGGGGTGGACAGACTGTGGAAGAAAACCACAGAGGTGAGGACTGGGGATTCGGCATGAACGTTGGTCGTGTTACCAACTGGGGAGGTTCATCAACCACATCATTCTTCCAAACGACCACACAGCAGTTACAAAACAACATTATGGGTTTCTACAACAATATTGGAAACACATATTCGTTGAACAACGGTTACCTAACTGATATCAGTATTCTGCCATGGATGAGAGCTCAACAAATTGCTGTTAGAGTGAACAACCTGTTGCAAAATGCAACTCTGCATACATTCTTCGATGGCACCAATGTTGATGGTTATGTTAGAAAGGCCAACATTATCGAACTGACAAACGTATCAGGAACATTTGTTGATAATGATGTTGTTGGATATATGAGTGCTTCCAATTTCGTTCCTACTGCTAGAATTCTTGGTGTCAAGAACTATGCAAACACCAACAGTGTTAGATTGTATGTGGCGGGTGATCCTTTCACAACACAATATTCTAACACTGCAACTCTGGTTAGTGCTGTATTCAACACAAGTGGTTCTTACCAAAGTTCACCTGCAAGTGGTACAATATCTTCAACCAGTCACTACGGTGGTCGTGTACAGAGAGCAAACTCTTCAACACAATTACAACTTAGCAACCTAGCACCGGCAATAAGTGGTTACTATAATGGTAATACCATTTCATTCATGACTGGTTCAAGTGCAGGTAGAAGTGCAATAGTATCAGGATATGACGGCGCAACAAAAACAATTACACTGAACTCTGCATTGACTTTTGCCAACAATGATATTTACTCGATAGGTGACTTCCATAGTGACACCGACGGTAACTTCTATTGCATCTTTAACTTGCCAGCAAATGTCTTCCATTCAGGTGAAAGAGTATTCCGTGTTGACAATAGAATAGGAACAAACGCAAGCAGTTCCACAACCCATGCACAAGCAAGTTTCTATGCACAAGGTTTGGCATCAACTTCACAAGCATTAGACTTTGGTGCTTCTCCATCAGGTGCAAAGAACACATTCACACAAACAAACAACAGAACCCTTGTTTCAAACTTCTCACAAACATCAGAATCATCTTGGGCTGCATCAAACCCTTGGGATCCAGTTGCACAAACATTCATTATTGACGCTGTTAACTATCCTAACGGTGTATTCTTGAAGAGTTTGAAAATATTCTTTGCAACCAAACCATCTATTGATAACTCACCAATTACACTTTCAATAGTGGGAACTTTAAATGGTTATCCAAATGGTGAAACACTGGACCACAGTATTGTAACTGTACCAAAAGATAAAGTGAAAACTTCTTCATCACCACACTATCTGGATCCAAATTCTTATACTGAATTTACATTTAATTCACCAGTTTATATTCAACCAAATACATTATATGCATTCATATTAAAGTCTGCATCAAATGAGTATACACTTTGGTCTGCATTTAATGGTGATAGTGCATTGGCATCTTCTGTTAGAAACCTTCCAACAGATCCTCTACCATCATCAATCACTAAGATCAATTCAGCACCATATGTTGGAAGTTTGTTCAAGTCACAAAATGCACAGACATGGACAACAGACCAGAATGAAAGTTTGATGTTCACGATTGAAAGATGTGTATTCGATATCACGAAGACGCCATCAATTAGATTCGTTGTTCCCAAGATGCTTCCACAAAGAGCATTGATCGAACAGAGTATCGAATATGTACTGAACGCAAACAATGTTGTGGCTAACAACTCATCAACTTCAAATACAACAATGTATGTTGATGCATTTAATGTTACTACAACTGATTTCTTGCCTACTTCAACAACTATTCAGTATTCTTATTCATCTACATTGCCTAACGGTACATCACCAGGTACAATCAGTATCAATCCTGGTAAACTTGCAGCGTCAATGCCAGAGAACATACATCTGGATGATGGAAATGGTAGAAGAATATTGGATGCAAACACTGATTCATCATTCTCTGTGTATGCACAACTTCTTTCTGTAAGTAACACAGTAAGTCCTGTACTTTCTGACGCTGGTCTTACAGTATATGCAATTGAACATAAGATCAATAACTGTGAATTGTCCAATACTCTAATCACTGTTGCTAATACAGGTTCAGGTTACAATGCAAACACAACACTTGTAACAGTATCTGCACCAACAGGTAAGAATGGTGTACAAGCATATGCTGTTGCTAATGTTGCAAATGGTACAATTCAATCAGTATACATCACATACCCAGGTTCTGGTTATATTGAGACACCAAGTATAACAATTCTTGACGCAAATACAACTCCAGGAACAGGCGCTAATGTAATCATTTCAGGTGAAACATCCACCTCTGGTGGTCCTGCACTATCTAAGTATGTTACAAAGAGAGTAACACTTGATGCGGGATATGATTCAGGTGACTTGAATGTATACATGACCGCATACAGACCAGTCGGAACAGATATTCAAGTATATTACAAGATACTGAATAGAAATGACACAACCAACTTCTCTGATGTTAATTGGAATCTGATGACTAAGATCAGAAACAGTGATGGTCTATACGCACAAGCTAGAGGCGACTTCTATGAATATGTGTTTGCACCTGGTATAAATGGTTCTGCAAACGGATATGTTTCATACACAACAACATCTGGGTTGTCATATACATCATTTAGTCAGTTTGCAATAAAGGTCGTGTTGACAACTAGTGACAAGACCAATATTCCTATTGTACAAGACATTAGATGTATAGCACTTCCACAAAACGCAACTACAATATTCTAAAACATGGCATTATTGAAAGTAAGAGACAATATACACCTAGTAAGAGATTCTGAAACAGGGGCACTGATTAACAAAAATCATAGTGCCCTACAGGAATATATTGAGAAAAGGAAGTTCCTTGAATCTCAGAAACACGAACTAAATAAAGTAAAGTCTGATATAGAAGATTTAAAAGATGATCTAGGTGAAATTAAAGCTTTAATGTACAAACTACTGGATAAGAATTCTCATGGCTAATACAGTTTCCCAAATCAGTTATAATAATACTTTCGGCGACTGGGTAGTTGCAACAAATTCATTGATACGAGAAAACAATGATTTTGCCGCAAACAACTTTGTTAAACCTACGGGAACTCTTTTTCTAAATGAACCCACTCTCGGTTTACAGGTAGCAAACAATGCAATCGTTGCAGGTCAATTACAGGTAACAGGTGTAGGTTCTTCTGCTCTAGTACAAAACAACCTTCGCGTTGACAGACAAGTATATTTCACAAATACCACATTAGGTTTGGTCAACTCAGGCCAAGCAAATATTGGTGGTATATTGATGGCACTTGGTTCAGGTACAAGTCTTTACGCCGCAAACTCGGTGCATATCAGTGGCACCACCAGAATGAACAGTACTGTGATTATCACAGGTAATACAAACATATCAAATACTGTTTACATCTCAGGTACAACAAATATTTCCAATACTGTCTATGTAACAGGAAGTGGAAGTATGACTGGTTCACTTGTAATCGGTGGTTCAGCAGCCGCTATTGGTGCTATACAGGCCAACTTCCTAAAAGGAAATACTGGTGTAGATACTACCACCATGACATCCAATATCATTAGAAATACTGGTATTGCATACACAGACACATTACAAGCAAACAACCTTGTAACAACAGCCAACTTAATTGTTACTGGCGCAAGTTACTTTGACGTTATCAACGCAAATACTGCATTTGTTGGTCCTAAAATATCCATTTCAAGTCTGTTTGATGCCAATTCTGCGGCAGCATTCTTCGGTTCTGTAAAGACAAACAGTGATTTGGTTGTTGGCGGCAACTTTGTAATTAACGGAACAACCGTATACAACTCCAATACTCTGATTATCAGTTCAAATCTTCCAAATCAAAACTGTTTGTTTGGAACATTCAGAACAGCACAAACCGGAAATTCATACATCAAATGGAATGAAACCAACAAGTATTGGGAAACAAATGACGTTTTCACTGGTACATACTATAGGTTGTTAACAGACCAGTATGCCAATAACTCACTAACAAATTCAAGTTCTTCGAATGTTGCCACATCTTTCGTGGCCAATACAATATACACCTATTCACAAGCAGCATTTGCTCTAGCTAACACAACAGCATCAACACTGTCTGCTAATACTTCTACACTAAGCAACTCAATAAGTGTAATTCAAGGTGTTGATCTTACACAGAACACCAATATAACCAATCTAACAAATTGGTTGAGTTCTAATGTGTCTTATACACAAGCAATCAACAATGCACAGAACTCAGCAATAACAATTATACAGGGTGTTGATAACACACAGAATACAGTCATCAACAACCTATCAAACTCTCTGACATCAAATGTTACATATCTGAATGGTATTGCAAATACACAAAATAGTACAATAACGTCTGTAAACAATTATGCACAGTCCGCGTTCGACAGAGCAAATAATGCGTCAGCCGCATTAACATTTAATGGTTCTACTGGTTCTGCAAATGCAAATGCCGCAGGTTACCTGGTTATAACTGGCAATACTGGTGTATCTGTAGTAGGTTCTTCAAATATATTGACGATTAACCTGCCACAAGACCTTAGACAATCAGCAAATCCTTCGTTCACCACTATAACATCATCTGTTGCTAATGGTACTGCACCATTCTCCGTAACTTCGTCTACGATGGTTAATAACCTAAACGCACAGTATATTGGTGGTCAACCATTATCATACTTCGGTGATGCTGCAAACCTATCAGGAACCATACCTTCAGCAGTTCTAGGAAATTCAGCACTGTTTGTTGGTACTTCATCAATATCATTAAACAGAACTAGTGGCACACAGACACTAACGGGAGTTAGTATTGATGGTTCTGCCGGTTCAGTTATGGCAAATACCATAACAGGAACAACATTATCAAGTAGTGTTGCAAACTCATCCATAACTTCACTGGGCACATTAACAGCATTAAATGTTAATGGTGCAATGTCACTTACTGGTAACCCAGCAATAACAGGACAAGCTAGTGCGACAAAGGGATATAGAGAAGGTGTGGTTGCAGTAGGTACTGTTTCAAGTCCAACAAACTTAGACTTGTCTCTAGGTAATGTATTCACTCTAACTCTGGCTGCAAGCACAACACTTACATTCACTAATGTTCCTTCTTCTGGTTCAGTGTGTTATGTAACTCTTGTTATTACACAAGACGGAACAGGAAGTAGAAATCCATCATTCTCACCAACACCCAGATGGACAGACAGTTCTGCACCTACGTTATCCGGCGCAAATAAAATAGATGTATTGACTTTCTTGTGTGTTGCAGGAAGTTTCTACGGTTCTTATGCAATGGCAAATATGTAATTAAACTTATAGTAATTATGAAAAATGAAATTGAGTCTATTATCATCGTTGGAGGTGGCAGTTCTGGTTGGATGACCGCAGCTGCCATTATCAAAAACCTACCAAATATAAAGTTAACCCTAATAGAATCTCCAAACATACCAATCATCGGTGTGGGTGAAAGTACCTTAGGACACATTAATGAATATATGCATTTTATCGGTCTCAAAGACGAAGACTGGATGAAACACTGTAATGCAACATATAAAACATCGATAAAGTTCACCGACTTTGCTAACAACCCACAAGAAAAACCCACATCATTTCATTATCCATTTGGTTGTTTTGATTTCACAGATAAACCCACTGGAATAATGGATTGGTTTATATACAAAGCCAAGAATCCAGACACACCCAACAGCAACTTTGCTGAATTCTATCATGACGCTGTTTTTATGATAGATGAAAACAAATTGACAAAAAATGAAAATGGTTGTATAAGAAATTTCATTTTCAATAGGGATACCGCATACCATATGGATGCCTCACTCTTTGGAAATTATCTAAGAGATCATATCTGTAAACCAAATAATATCAGACACATACTATCTAATGTGAAGGACATCAAACTGGACAAAGAGGGTGCAGTGACATCCGTTGTTACTGACTCGGGTGAATATGATGCGGACCTGTATATTGATTGTACTGGATTTAAATCTCTGATATTAGATCAGAAAATGAAAGTGCCTTTCATGTCGTTCCATGATACACTAATGAATGACAGAGCAATTGCAACTATTATTGACTATGTTGATAAAGAAAAGGAAATGGAATCAGTTACAAACTGCACTGCTATTGAGTGTGGTTGGGTGTGGAACATTCCATTATGGAACAGAATAGGAACTGGTTACGTTTATTCAAGTGAATTCGCAACCGAAGAACAAGCATTAGAACAATTTAAGAGACACCTAAAGTCAAACAGAATGATATGTCAAGATGATGATAGGGTTGAAAAGGCCGAATACAGACATATCAAGATAAGGCATGGTGTACATGAACAATCTTGGGTAAAAAATGTTGTTGGTATAGGACTGTCAAATGGATTTATCGAACCATTAGAATCAACAGGCCTTATGTTGACACATGAAGCAATTTTAAAAATGGTGAACATACTTAAAACTCGGAATTGTGTAGTCACAAAATTTGATGTGGATGGTTACAACTTCAATCTTAGACAACAAATTCTAGGATTTAAAGAATTCATCTCTTTACATTATGCATTAAGTGCCAGAAGAGATACTCCATATTGGAAAAAAGTATCTCAACAAATAACATATTGTCCTTCGATGTTGGATAAAGAGACTGGATCAAATCAGTATGCGAATGTGTCCAATTTCGGAATATCAAAAAGAGAATTCAATTCAGATATGGGTGGAATACCATATATTGCAGCAGGAATGGGTTTAAATCCAGTGGATGATCGTAGAGTAGATTTTATAAATAGGTTACAAGATTCCAATGCTGATGAATATTTTTGGGCAAGGACGAGAGATGTGTGGGAACTTCACGTTAGAGATTTGAAAAGGATATTAAAGAGGTTGCCAACACACTATAAATATCTTTTAGATAATATTTACAACAAGTAATCTCTGTTATAAACAATAGGGCAATAAAAATGTTAAGAAGAATAACTGTGTTTCACAGATGTGATAGAGATCCTAAGGGACTTTTCAGAATCAAAAATGCATGTATGAGAAAACTGGATGATCCAGTTGAACTACCTCAGTATAGAGGTGATGTTGCTTGGACCGAATTTCTCAGAGTTTTCTGTGAAGTACACAGAAAAACAATCATAGAAAGTGGACTAGTTATTACACCAGAAGATACTGATTTTGTGGCTTTATACAAAGATCCTTTAACAGGCAAAGATATCATTATTTCCGATCTTGAATCAATCATCAATCTTATCAAAGAGTAAAACATGCCAGGTTCAATACTTTTCAGACAATTATCTCCAGCTGGGTCAATTTCAGCATCATCGGGACAATCTGGAAATGTAACAATACCTTTTGGTGTTAGAAAGATCAATGTCTCTTTGGCCGGCGGTTCTGGAAATCCAGGAAATCCAGGAAATTCTGGAGGAAATGGTAGCGGCGGATCGGCCGGCAACTCAGGCAACCACTCAGGAACAGGAGGCCAAGGTGGCGGTGGTGGCGGAGGCGGTGGTGGTGGATCACAATCTCACGTTGGTGTTTGCCCAGGGTATTCTTGGCCAGGACCACTACCATTCGACTCAGGTTCGGGGTATAATGGAAGTCCGGGCCAATCAGGACATGCAATACAAGGCGCTGGTGGTGGTGCTGGTGGTGCTGGTGGCCACGGAGGCAGATATAATGGCAGTTGGGGTGGTGACGGACAATCAGGACAATCCGGCGCTCACGGACAAAACGGGTTTGGCGCTGGTTCAGGAAACTCTGGACATGGTGGAAACCCAGGAAACCCAGGCAGTTCAGGTGGTTCATCCAGTTTTTACATACATTCCGCCTCAGCAGGAAATGGTGGCACAGGAGGATCAGGAGGATCCTCCGGTAATCCTGGAAATCCAGGAGTACATGGTTATGGAAATGCCGGAGGAAACTCTGGAAGGGGATTAGGCGGATCACACGGTTATAATGGTGATAATGGTGTATATTGGCCACACGGTCCATCAAACGGAAGAACATTCTTTTTAAGTGGAACACCAGGACATTCCGGACATTCCGGTTTAGGCAATCACGGAAATGTGGGTGGCGGTCCTGTTGGTCACGGTTATCCAACAGGAGTAGGTGGTTCTATTCCCGGATGGTATGCATCCTCTAGAGGAGGAAATGGTGGTGGCGGAGGTGGCGCAGGGTCAAATAACGGATCAGGCGGAAATGGTGGCCACGGAGGAAATTCTGGACATGGGGCTTCAGGAGGAAACGCAGGAAACCCAGGAAACGCAGGTTCATCATCATCACACAATTCAGTAGTAGTACCAAGTCGATCATCCCAATCATATTCAGTTGGTTCGGGTGGTTCATTAACAATTAGTTGGAGCAGACAATAATGATCGAAACTTTCGATTTCACCTACAAAATAACAACTGTAGATATCATGCATGGAACTCTGGAAATACAATTTACTCCAGATGATGATGATTTATCGCCAATCATGTTAAATCAACCACTGTTGATTAAACCATATTTTGAAATCCTGGATGCAGAAGGAAAAGAAATTTATACATCACAAGATCAAGTTCCTATCGAAGAACATTTGAAATACTCTGTTATTATGGGTGCACCATTCACACAATGGAGAAGACAACAACTGATGATTGATAATTTCAACTCTTTGGTTGAAGCAACAGGGCACATACAAGCAAATACTCTGAATATTTCTTTTTAATTGACTTGAGTTTATATTATGTTATTGACTTCTGTAAAGATAAAGACGGACTTTTGTTATTGGGATGATTTATTCTGTAGTGAAGAACTTGATGAAATAACGGATTACTGTAATTCACTGGTTCTATCTGAAGGAAAAATTGGATTGGAAGCTGGTGTTCTTTTTGAAAAGACCAGAAAATCAAAAATAGGTTGGGTTATAAGAAATGATGACAACCACTGGTTTTTTAGGAAGATGGACAGCGCCATCAACAAATTAAACAATGAGTATTTTGGATTTGATATCTACTCCTTAGATAAAATGCAATATACCGTATACGATGGTCATGGTGAACACTACACATGGCACCACGACATGTTGATGGATTCCGAAAACATGAATGATTTTGTTTCAGAATCTCAGAGAAAGTTATCTTGTGTACTACAGTTGTCTGATCCAAAAGAATATAATGGTGGTGACTTGGAACTTTTTGTTAATGGACAAAATGTTAACATGAAAAAGAAGAGAGGTTATATGTCTGTATTTCCGTCATTCGTGAATCACAGAGTAACTCCACTACAAAGTGGTTTAAGGAAAACATTGGTGGCTTGGTTTACTGGTCCTGATTGGAGGTAATAATGGATTGTAATGAAATGGAAGGTGAAGATTTTATCAGAGTATACGACAAAGTTGTTAGCAGACAATTTTGTAGAGGAATAATAGATTATTTTGATTGGTGCAAACAGAATCAAAAAACCTGGTGTAGAGATGATCCTGCCTTAATTAAAAAAGATGAATCTGTTAAGGTGAATCCAAGTTGTTTTGATGAAATATCTTTTGCAGAAGAACACCTTTCTGGATATATTGAAGAATTTAATAATGTATTTTGGAATGAATGTTATCCATCATATGTAGAAGAATTTGATGTGATAAGGGATATGGGAAACCACAGCATTTTCACCTACAAAATACAAAAAACAAAACCATCAGAGGGATATCATATATGGCATTGTGAAGGTGATAGTAGACTGAGATCAACAAGAATATTTGCTTATATACTATTTCTCAATGACGTTCCGTCTGGCGGAGAAACCGAATTTCTTTATCAAAGAAAACGTGTTGATCCCGCAGAAGGCAGATTGGTTATTTTTCCTGCAGCATACACACATACACATAGAGGCAATCCACCATTAAGGGGAACTAAATACATCATGACAGGTTGGGTAGAATTTGCATAATACTTCCGACACATACAAAGTTGTCTCTGTTATAAATAGTATACGAACACATTATAAAGAGATACTAAAATGGCCGCAGGTTATCAAGACTTATTCATAGAACAAGGAACAACATTTAGTACAGAAATAAATTTAGATGACTCATACGGAACTCCATATGACTTAACCAATTTTTCTGTAAAGTCTCAAGCAAAGAAGTCATATTATACAAACACGATTTCTTTAGAATTCGACGCATCAATAATAAATCCCGCAGCAGGAACAATAAGTATTTCCGCCGATGCACACACAACAGCAAATATCGCACCGGGAAAAATGGTATATGATGTAATCATTACGGAATTGGACACAGGCACAGTCACTCGGGTGTTGGAAGGACAAATTTTCTTATCACCATCAGTAACAAGTTATTAAAATGTCTATTAATGTCAGAATAAATCGTCCTTCTCCGGTTAGAATACAAGGCACCACAACCTTTGTGGGTTCCGCTAGTGTGCAAGTAAGATTTGAAGAAATAAAAAGTATAGCAAACTCCGCAGTTATACTTGCTCAGGCCGCGTTCGATACAGCAAATACAAAATACAGTTCATCCGGAGGACACATTTATGGAGATGTTATTGTAGATAATGATTTAATTGTAGATAATGATATATTGGTTAGAAATGGCATTTACGCCAACACAGTATACTTGCCGGCGCAAACTATTGACGCAGGATCTTTTTAATAAATAATAAAATATAAATTATAACACAGGACAAAAAAATGGCAATTAGCAACACTAATATTTTAATCAAACGTTCCGGCACAACATCAAGTCCAACAAGTTTGAAATCGGGTGAACTTGCGTATTCATATGTTTCAAACACATTATTCTTTGGTACTACCGAAGGAAACGGCGTAGTTAATGTTGGCGGACAATACTACACATCTACAGTAGACAATGCAACAAGTGCAAATACTGCATCAACTTTAGTTAAACGCAACACAAATGGTGCGTTCTACGGAAGATTATATGGACTTGCTAATTCTGCCATTATATTAAACACGGCAAGAGACTTTAGTATTTCTGGTGGTGATATTACTGCCAGTGCTCAAAGTTTTGATGGTTCCGGAAATGTCGTATTAAATGCATCATTAAATAATATTTCCGGACTAACATCCGGTCAATATGGTAGTGCAACCGCAGTTCCAGTAATTTCAGTCGCTGCTAATGGTAGAATAACCTCTATAAGCACTAGTGCAATTTCAACATCTATTAATATTTTAGGAGATAGTGGTGGATCACAAACTGTAGCTGGCGGAAATACTATTACTTTTGATGGTACAACCGGTATAACAACTACTACTTCAGAAAATAAAGTAACATTTGCCGTTGATAATACAATACTGAGATCAAATACCGCTGGTGGTACACAAGTAATTGATACTAATATATCAATATCAAAAGATTTAAGTGTTACTGGCAACTTAACCGTATTAGGTAATACCACAACAATTAACGTCAACGATTATGTCGTTGAAGATCCTATGATCTATCTGGCAGGTAATAATTATACTTCAGATATTGTTAATATTGGTTTTGCAGGAAACTATTATGATGGTTCCGTAGAAAGACACACAGGTTTCTATAGAGCACATGATAATAAAAAATATTATCTGTTCGATAATTATATTCCAGAACTGAGTGGAAATAACCAAGTAGATAGAGCAAACACCAGTTTTAGGGTTGCTACACTTACTGCAAATATCGATGGAAGTTATATCACCAACTCAACAATCAGTTCATCATCAATCGAGAACTCTAATTTTACTGGAGGAACGATTGGGCAACTTTTCAATGACCTCTCCGTAACAGATGGTGGTACTGGTGCATCATCATTCAACGCTGGTCAAATCATCGTTGGTAATGGTTCAGGTGCATTACAACAAATTGCAAACGTAACTACTTCGGTTACAGGTTCTCTTGGTACTACAAAGACAATCACATCTTTAACTACAGATGCGTGGGGCAGACTAACTGCATATACTGCATCAGATATATCTGGTCTTACTGTTGCTCAGGGTGGTACAGGAGCATCCACATTCTCTTCTGGTCAATTGATTGTTGGTAACGGTACAGGTGCATTACAAGCACTTGCGAATACAGGAACATCAGGCACTTATGGTTCCACTTCCCAAGTTCCAGTTATTACCACAGATGCATACGGCAGAGTTTCTAGTGTTACTAACACATCTATTGCAATTAGTGCATCTGCAATTACATCTGGAACTCTTGCGGTAGCTCGTGGTGGTACAAACAATAATACCTTCGACAACAATACACTAACATATTTCAATGGAAGTGCAATTGTTTCATTGGCAAATGTATCATATTCGGTAACAGGAAGCGCAAGTGCCAACAGCACTTTAACTGGATTGACAGTAGACAATTTTGGCAGAACCAGCGCAGCAACATTTTCTGCAATTTCTGGTCTTACTGTTCCACAAGGCGGTACTGGAATAGCTTCAGCCACAACAAACGGCATCATCTTCGGAAACGGAACCGGTGCTTTTGGTGTTACTGCTCTGGCTGGTTCCGGATCAGACCAAACTTGGTCTAACCAAATTCTTACTGTTACCAATGCTGGTGTGCCTGTTTGGGCTTCTGCTATGGACGGGGGCACTTTCTAACATCTGACTATATAATTGTTTAACAGGAGTTTGTTATGAACAATGAAAACTATTTAAATTATTACATTGAAACAATGACCAGTACTTTGACTGATGTTATTGTTAGGAATGTCTCTCTTCAGGCAACCAATAAATTGCATGAGGACACAATCAAGGAATATGAAAAAACAGTTGAGGCACTTGACGCAGAGATTGGTAAAATAAACCAATCAGGTAGCAATCAAGTGCAACAACTGGAATCCGAAATTTCCAGCAAGGATGAAAAGTTAAATACTTTAGAATCTGAAATTTCTAGTAAGAATCAAAAGTTAAATACTTTAGAATCTGAAATTTCTAGTAAGAATCAAAAGTTAAATACTTTAGAATCCGAAATTTCCAGCAAGGATGAAAAGTTAAATACTTTAGAATCTGAAATTTCTAACCTACACCATGAATTGAATAATTTAAGAAATATGAGACAACAGTATGAGAATTCAAAATCTCAACTTGAACATATTGATACTTTTCGAAATGAACTGGACAAAGCTAGAAAAGAACTTGATGTATTGAAAGATGAAAATGAGAATTTAAAATCTCAACTTGAACATATTGATACTTTTCGAAATGAACTGGACAAAGCTAGAAAAGAACTTGGTGTATTGAAAGAGGAAAATGATTATTTAAAATTAACTCCTGCCAAAAGAAAAAAATACGACGAAGAAAAATCAAAATTGTCAATTATCGAAGATGGTGGAAGTTTCTAAACAATGACTGTAGCAAATACCACAATACAAATAAAAAAATCACTAGTCAGTGGTGTCACACCATCATCTTTGGCGAATGGTGAAATAGCCATTAACCAAGCAGATGGTAAATTATTTTATTCTAATCCAACTGGTGGTATTTCCTACATTAAAAATTCACAGTCATTTTCAACAATAAATGCAGATGGCTCACTAATTCTAGCGGGATCGCCATCTGATATACTATCTTTTGCGAATGGTCAAGGAATAGTTGTCAGTGGTAATACCTCATCAAAAGTTATATCCTATGCAATTGATTCATCTGTTGTAACTTTATCTGGATCACAAACTTTAACTGATAAAACATTTGCAAGTAGTAGTTATGGAACATATCCTATAAGAGTAAAGGATATCATCGAAAATGATGTATTTAAAATTTATGATTCTGGTGGTGGTGTTGTTTCCACGTGGTTAACTGCAACATATCTCTACTTCAATAACCTGAAATGGCCAAATGTTGATGGAACAAACGGCCAAGTATTAACTACTAATGGTTCTGGAACTTTATCTTGGTCAACAATTGGGTCTGGTTCTGGATTCGTAACAACATCCGGCACAGAAACACTAACCAATAAGACTCTAACTGATTCTAGTACCTATTTCCAAGACGAATCAGACAATTCAAAGAAACTACAATTTCAGTTATCAGGTATCAGCACTGCAACAACTAGAACATTAACGATACCAAATGTTAATGGTACTATCATAACAACAGGTGATAGTGGTACAGTTACTAATACTATGTTATCCGGATCAATTGCTAACGCTAAATTAGCCAATTCAACCATTTCCGGGGTATCATTAGGAAGTAACCTAAACACATTGACTATTGGTACTGGATTAAGTGGTACTAGTTATAATGGATCTAGTGCTGTAACAATAGCTATTGATTCATCTGTTGCAACATTAACTGGTTCACAAACATTATCTAATAAGACGTTAAGTTCTCCAATTGTAACAGGTAATATAAATGGAGATGTTTCTTCAACGGGATTACTTAAAAGTTTAAACTCTGTAGGAGATGAAGGTGGTGAAATCGTACTGGCTATACCACAAACAAATACAACAATTGCCAATAATGTAGTTATCGATATTTATCAGAATAAACTTCGATTCTTCGAACAAGGTGGGTCGGCCCGTGGTTTTTATGTTGATATAACATCCGGTTCGGGTGGTGCATCAACAAATTTAGCAGGCAGTAGTGGAGATGTTACCTTATCTGGAACACAAACATTAACCAATAAAACTCTAACTGATTCTAGTACCTATTTCCAAGACGAGACTGATAACACCAAAAAATTACAATTTCAGTTATCAGGAATTAGTACTTCCACCACAAGAACATTAACAATACCAAATGTTAATGGTACTATCATAACAACAGGTGATAGTGGTACAGTTACTAGTACAATGATTAACAGAACAAATCTAGATGCAGATTTGTTAGATGGTCAACATGGAAGTTATTATTCTCCGTTAAGTTATACACAATCGGCATTCGATAAATCAAATACTGTTACTAATATAGCACAAGGTGCATACGATACAGCTAATGGAATTATAAGTTTACAATCTGGAATCAACAGTACTCAAAATACTAATATCACTACTGCTACTAATCTAGCACAAGGTGCATATAATCAAGCAAATACTGATTATACAACAATATCATTAACATCTGGAACTTATGGCAATACCGCATATATTCCATCAATAACCGTTGCATCTAATGGTAGAATTTCATCAGTTAGTTCACAACAGATTAATCTATCAACTTTGACAATCGGTACTGGTCTTTCTGGAACAAGTTATAACGGATCAGGTGATGTTACTATTGCTATTGATTCCACAGTAGCAACATTAACTGGAACACAAACATTATCTAATAAAACACTAAAACCATATAACGTTATATCTTCCGCAGGTTCATCCATTAGTTATGAAGGCGGTGAACAATATACTTACGGAAGTACTTCTCCAACTAGTGTTTTTTCTTATAGTGCATCAACTTATCGTTCATCAAAATTAATAGTACAAATAACACAAGGTACAAATTATCAAGTTTCTGAAATTATGATTATACATAACGGCACTACTACCACGATGACAGAATATGGTGTTATGTCTACTAATGGATCTTTAGGAACATTTACCTCAGATATAAGTGGTGGTAATGTTAGACTATTATTGACACTAGGATCAGCAACATCATCTACAGTAAAAACTTCATATACACTTATAGTATCATAATCATTTTTAACGCTCGCGGATAGGGAAACGAGATGGCAAACGAATTTATCGTAAAAAATGGTGCAATTGCACCAAATATACAATTAACCGGATCATCATCTGGTTCAACAACTATTGTTGCAGACGGCACCGCATCAGGAACTTTAACTCTTCCCTCCACTACTGATACTTTAGTTGGCAGAACAACCACAGATACATTAACCAATAAAACTCTAACTGATTCTAGTACCTATTTCCAAGACGAGACAGATAACACCAAAAAATTACAATTTCAGTTATCAGGTATCAGCACTGCAACAACTAGAACATTAACGATTCCAGATGTAAGTGGTACTATCGTTACTACTGGTGATACTGGTACTGTTACCAATACAATGTTAGCTGGATCAATTGCTAATGCTAAATTAATCAATTCAACTATTTCTGGTGTCTCACTCGGAAGCAATTTAAACACATTAACAATCGGTACTGGATTAAGTGGTACTAGTTATAATGGATCTAGTGCTGTAACAATAGCTATTGATTCATCTGTTGCAACATTAACTGGCACACAAACTTTAACTAATAAGACATTAACTACTCCTACCATAAGTGGATTAACTTGGCCTGCCGGTACTGGAACAAATGGTCAGGTATTAACTACTAACGGAAGTAATGCATTATCGTGGTCTACTGTTTCATCTGGTGGTTCAAGTGCTTTCAATGTATGTAGCTCAAATAATATTGTAAGTTGTATTAGTGGTAATGGTGGTTACGGTTCTTATAATTTCTTCGCGGGAAAATGTGCTGGACAATCCAATACAACCGGAAGTTGCAATAACTTCTTTGGCAAGTATGCTGGTTGTTCCAATACAACCGGTTCTTATAACAACTTCTTAGGTAGTAGTGCTGGTCGAAATAATACAACCGGTTCTAATAACAACTTCATTGGTAATAGTGCAGGTTCTTCTAATATATCGGGAATTCATAATACGTTCATTGGTAATCAGGCGGGTTATTCTAATACATCCGGCAATTATAACTTCTTCTTAGGTAAGAGTGCTGGTTATTGTAATATCAATGGTTATTATAATATCTTTATAGGATCGTATACTGGTTGTAAGAATACTACCGGATATGGTAACAACTTTATCGGTAGTTTATCTGGCAGAAATAATATAGCTGGTAATTATAACAACTTCTTTGGTATTAGTGCTGGTTATTGCAACACCTATGGTTCATATAACAACTTTTTTGGGTATAATTCGGGTCGAAGAAATGATGGCGGTCGTTATAACAACTTCTTAGGTAAGAGTGCTGGTTATTCAAATTATTGCGGGCATTGCAATAACTTCTTCGGTGCTTTTGCTGGTTGTAATAATTATCTCGGCAGTAACAATAACTTCTTCGGTACTTCTGCTGGTTTTTGTAATACCAATGGTTATTATAACAACTTCATTGGATCATGTGCTGGTTATTATAATACAACCGGTTCTAATAACAACTTCTTTGGTTTGTGGGCTGGTAACAAGAATACAACTGGTTATGAGAACAACTTCTTCGGATCATACGCTGGTTATTGCAATACAACTGGTTATATGAACAACTTCATTGGTAAAAAAGCTGGTTACAAGAATACAACTGGGTACGGTAATAATTTCATAGGTGCATATGCTGGTCAGTGCAATACATCTGGTTATTATAACAACTTCATTGGGTATACTGCTGGTTGTTCCAATACATACGGTACAAATAACAACTTCATCGGTAAGGGTGCCGGGTTGTTCAATACAACTGGTTCTCAGAACAACTTCATTGGTTCGAATGCTGGTTTTAGTAATACAACTGGTTCAAATAACAACTTCTTAGGTACTCAGGCTGGTTTTTCCAATACATCCGGTATTAATAACAACTTTTTTGGTTTTTGTGCCGGTCGATTTAATACAACCGGTAATTATAACAACTTCTTTGGTTTTTGTGCTGGATATTGTAATACAACCGGTTCTCATAACAACTTCATTGGTTCGAATGCAGGTAGGTGTAATACAACCGGTTCTAATAACAACTTCTTTGGTAAATTGACTGGTCTAAGTAATACAACCGGTACTAATAACAACTTCATTGGTAGTTATGCTGGATATTGTAATACAACCGGTGCAAATAACAACTTCTTTGGTTGTAATGCTGGACGTACATCTGTTAGTGGCAACCATAACACCTTTATCGGTCTTCAGGCTGGATATTGTAATAAATCTGGTCATGGTAATAATTTCTTTGGGTATAATGCTGGTTATTATAATACCACAGGATATAGTAACGTCTTCATTGGTTATTCTGCTGGTATGAAAAATACAACTGGTTATTATAATAATTTTATCGGTCCATACTCTGGTAGATATTCTACTACCGCAACCAACAACAACTTCATTGGTCCGAACACAGGTAAGTGTAATACAACCGGAAGTTGCAATAACTTCTTTGGCAAGTATGCTGGTTGTTTGAATACAACTGGAAATAATAACAACTTCTTTGGTGCATATGCCGGATATTGTAATACAACCGGTTATAGTAACGTCTTCATTGGTAAACAGGCTGGTAAATTTAATTCAGCTGGTTATTGTAACAACTTCTTTGGTGCATATGCTGGATGTTGTATAACAACTGGAATTAACAATACTATTATTGGTGGGTATTTTGGATCAACAGGCTTATCTAATACTATCTTCCTTAAAGCAGGATCAAACTGTTTACAAGTAACTGGTTCAGGCACATTCTCAATTAATGGTTCATCACCAGTATTAGCCGGAGTCAGAGAAAAAATTACAGTATCCGCTACAGCAGCTACAGGTACAATAAATCTAGATGCTTCTACTCAAAGTATTTTATATTACACTACTGCATCAACTGCAAACTGGACATTAAATGTTAGAGGTTCATCTACAGTAACATTAAATTCACTTATGGCCACAGGTGAAAGTATGGTGGTTGTGTTTAGGGCAACAAATACTACAGCATACTATTGCACTTCATTTACTATCGATGGAGTTGCAGTTACACCAAAATGGCAAGGCGGTACTGCACCATCTGCCGGAAATGCTAATAGTACTGACTCTTATTCATATACTATTGTAAAAACTGGATCAGCAACATATACAGTTTTTGCTTCACTTACTAAGTATGCTTAATGGAACTTACAACTAATCAAATAACTCAAGACCTGGTTTTATAATGATATGGTAATAACATCGGAATCACAATAATAAAATATCTCCAACTGGAACTCATATATAATGTATGAGCCAGATTAGTTGGAGATATAATGAAAAAGATTTTAATTGCTACACCATGTCTTGATCAAAAAGTAGATGCATATTTTGTACACAGTCTATGTGAATCAATCAAACTAGGATTAAAACACAACCTAGATATTAGGTGCGTGTTTCTTGCCAACGAAAGTATTTTACCTATGGCTCGAAACGAATTATTTGCACTTGCATACGATGAAAATTATGATACGATGGTATTCATAGATGATGACGAAAGTTGGGATGAAAAATCATTGATCGAAATTATCTTATCAGACAAAGATGTTATTTCGTTACCGGTAGTCAATAAAAGCGATAAAGATATTGCTTTTAATGTTTGGTATGATAAGGATGATAAAAAGGATACTGACGGTTATATAAAAATTAATAAATGTGGATCTGGATTCTTAAAAATTTCACGCAAAGTTATAGAAGACTTGTGGGAATCTAACACAGAACTAGTTTTTCGTAATAAAAAACTTAAAAACATATGCGAATATACATATGATAATGGAAGTTTTGTCGGTGAAGATGTTACATTATCAAACAAAATTAAAGACCTTGGTTA